TTGACAAGACATGAAGGAAGCAAAATGAGCAAGACTGTGACTGAGATTGTTAAGGCTGTCGCTGAGGATGGAATGGCTGCCACTTTCGGCAAACCTACCGACCGCAATTACGTGTCTTGGCTGACAGCCAAATCCTTTTTGGCTTACACGGGCATGCTGTACATTGTGCGCGTGGTAGATAGCACTGCCAAGAATGCCACCGGCGACGGCGCAGGCTTGCTGATTAAAAACCAGCAAGAGTTCAATGCCGTTAATGACGACACCGGCACTCACGCTGCCAAGCTGTTCGCTGCCCGTTATGCAGGCGCATTGGGCAACAGTATCGCCATTTCCATTGCCGATGCCAAAAACTTTGAGAAATGGGAATACGCCGACGAGTTCGACGCCGCCCCTGCTACTTCAGAACACGCCGCATCTGTAGGCGCGAAGTATGACGAAGTTCATGTGGTAGTTATTGACAAGCTTGGCCTGTTCACGGGTGTGGTTGGCGCAATCTTGGAAACTTACCCCTTCCTATCCAAAGCCCGCGATGCCAAAGGCCTTGACGGCGCTCCCATCTACTATGCCGCTGTGCTGAACGAGCAATCCAAGTACGTTTACTTCTTCGGCCATCCGATTACTGCTAACTATCACGATAACACAGGCGATTACACCGATGCTACCGATGCATGGGGCAGCAAATTGGTTGTCAACGGCGAAGCCAAAAAGTTCAAAGTCCTGAAGAAACAGGATGACGATAACCACCACGGCTATTACACCAAGCTGGAAGGCGGTAATGACGGCGGTATCCCGGATGCACAAGAAATCATCCAAGGCTGGAATGAATTTAAATCCACCGAGGAAATCGACGTAGGCATCCTGATTACAGGTAATGCAGGCGGTAAAACTTCCCACAAAACCGTTTGCCAGCACGTGATTGACAATATCTGCGAGCGTCGCAAGGATTGCGTGGTTACTATCAGCCCGCAATTAGAAGATGTGCTGAACAAAACCCAATCCGATGCAACTGACAAGATTGTGGCAACCCGTAACGGTTTGAACCGCTCTTCCAACTATGCCATCTTTGACAGCGGTTGGAAGATGATGTATGACGTACATAACGACAAATACCGCTGGGTTCCTTTGAATGCCGATATTGCCGGGTTGATGGCTTTGACAGAGAACCAGTACGATGCTTGGTGGTCACCCGCAGGTTACAATCGCGGCAAACTGCGCAATGTGGTTTCGCTGGCCTTCAATCCTTCCGAAGATAGCCGCACCGTACTGTACAAAAACCAAGTCAACAGCGTTGTTACATTTACCAACGACGGGACTATCCTGTACGGCGATAAAACCATGCAGGCCAAGACTTCGGCCTTCCAGTACATCAACGTGCGTCGCCTGTTTATCACGCTGGAAAAAGCGATTGGTAAGGCCAGTAAGTATCAGTTGTTCGAGTTCAATGACGAAATTACGAGAAATACATTCCGGAACATGGTTGAGCCTTACTTGCGCGAAGTGAGAGGCCGTCGTGGCATCTATGATTATCGGGTTGACCTATCAGGGAATACCCCTGAAGTGATTGACCGTGGGGAGTTTGTTGCAAGTATTTTTGTAAAACCTGCAAGGTCAATCAACTGGATAATTCTTAATATGATAGCTATTCGCACTGGTGTTGAGTTCAGCGAAGTAGTTGGCAAATCCTATTAAGATGTAGTAAAATGAAAAGTGCTGGCGGATTGCCAGCACTTTTTTGATATTGATATGAAACCTGATATTTCAATTTGTTATAGTAAATCTGGCAATTTAAATTCTTGGGCTATTCATAGCTTAAAAAGTAAGCATCCAGACATTTATGATTACATTATGGAGTACCCAATCCAGCGCAAAGCGAACAAGTGAAAGCAAAAATTCGCTGCACAAACCTATTGAAATATGGGCATCCATCTTCATTCCAAAACGAAGATGTGTGAAAACTTGGTATTGATAAAGATATTGTTATTGGTCGTCACAATATGCGAATCCAACACACATTGCTACTATGTTTAGATTTCATCTTGCCTTTCCCATGCTCCAATTATATAATATAAAGAAATCCCCCCACACACAAACATTGCCAAATGAAATTCCACAAAGCCTTCAAGTTTGAATTGATGCCAAACGGCGAACAAACCCGCAAAATGAAACAGTTTTGCGGCTGTTCACGTTTTGTTTTCAACCGGGCTTTAGCTTGGCAGAATGAGCAGTATGAAGCGGATAAGGGATTTAAGTTTAGTTATGCCAAAATGTCAAGTCTGTTGCCTGAATGGAAGAAAGAGCTGCATTGGCTAAAAGATTGTTACAGTCAGGTTTTGCAGATGTCGTTAAAAGACCTTGAAAGCGCATTTAGAAGCTTCTTCGCCAAACGAGCAGATTTTCCAAAGTTCAAACGCAAGGGCAATAAAGAAAGCTTCAGATTTCCACAAGGTTGTAAACTTGAACAACATAATAGCCGCATCTATCTACCCAAAATCGGTTGGGTACGTTATCGTAACAGTCGAGAAGTTGTAGGCGAAATTAAGAACGTAACGGTTAGTCAGAAATGTGGTAAGTGGTATGTTTCCATCCAAACTGAATTTGAAACCGAAACACCTGCTCCCAAAGGTGGTGAAATCGGTATTGATATGGGTATTGTACGATTTGCTACTTTATCAAACGGTGAATATTTCGAGCCATTAAATGCCTTTAAAACCTACAAAGGCAAATTGGCAAAACTTCAGAAACGTTTGAAAAACAAGGTGAAAAGAAGCAACAATTGGCTGAAATTAAAAGCCAAGATTGCTAAACTACATTACAAAATCGCCAATTGTCGCAAAGACTACCTACATAAAATCAGCAACAAGATAAGCAAAAACCACGCTATTGTATATGTTGAAGATTTGCAAGTAGCTAATATGACTAAATCGGCCAATGGTGATATTAATCAACCCGGCAAGAACGTCAAGCAGAAATCGGGTTTGAACAGGGCTATTTTAGACCAATCTTGGTATGAGTTTAGACGGCAGTTAGAATACAAACTGGCTTGGAATGGTGGATTTTTAGTAGCGGTACCACCACAAAATACCAGTCGAACCTGTCCTTGCTGCGGACATATAGCCAAAGAAAACCGTAAAACCCAATCTGATTTTGAGTGCGTAGACTGTGGTTATACAGAAAACGCTGATGTTGTTGGAGCAATAAATATATTACAACGTGGGCAGGCTATTTTAGCTGTCTAAATTTAAATCAGGGCAGGGCATGCCCATAGAGCTTGTGAAGTGAACCGTGAAGTAATACGGTCAGCAACAAGAACCCACTGAGAGTAAACCTATGGAAACATGGGTTTACTAGTAGGAATCTTCATCTTATAGGATGGGGAGGATACCACAGGAGTTAGATTATGGCTTCATCCACGACTGGCGATTGGCTTTACAACAAACAGCTTAAACATCTTTTGAAAGGCGAAAGCTGGACACCCCCGACCACGGTTTATATGGCCTTGTTTACCACAGTTCCACAATTGAATGGTTCTGGTGGTGTAGAAGTTTCCAAATCCGGCACAGGTTATGCCCGCGTGGCCATCCAGCAAAGCACGGGTTGGTCAGGACCGAGCGGCATCAACCAAGAGTACTCGAATACTGCTGACATTGTGTTTGGTGTGCCTACAGGCAATTGGGGCACTATACAAGGGGTAGGGCTATATACAAGCGCCGACGGCGGTGACTTGCTGTTTACAGGGTATATGGCAACCGCTAAGACGGTTACTGCAGGCGATGGTGCTCCGAAAATCCTCGCAGGGCAATATCGTATCAGCCGAGCTACTTGTTGATTTAAACCGCGTGCTAATCACCCGATACTTGCAATACAGTATCGGGTTTGATATACATGCTTGATTACCCACAAACGATACCCCAACTATGGCACATTCAACGAAACGCTTAACCAAAGAACAATTTGTAGCCAAGGCGCAGGCTATCCACGGCGACAGATATGATTATACTGGTAGTGTTTATCACAGCATACGCAGTAAAATCAAAATCCGCTGCCGTATCCACGGCGAGTTTGAACAAACAACAAAGTTGCATCTGAAAGGCCGTGGTTGCCCGAAATGCAAGGGGCAAAACACAGCGCTAAAATTGCGTATGCCATCTGATGAAGTATTGCGCCAAATGAAGGCCAAACACGGCGACAAGTATGATTACAGCAAGGCTGTGATTAAAGGTAAGAAGATGCACAAAATAGAAATCATCTGCCCTAAACACGGTACTTTTTGGCAGACCCCTTCTATGCATATATTTGGGCATGGTTGCCCTGAATGTGGTTTGGATGTTTGTCGAACCCATTTAGTGCTTTCCCAAGAAGAATTTTTAGAACGTGCAAAAGCCAAGCACGGCGACAAATATGATTACAGCAAAGCGGTTTATACCCGTTCGCATGAAGATGTGACGATTATCTGCCCCACGCATGGTGAGTTCACACAACCCGCTTACTACCATTTATCAGGTTCAGGCTGCCCAAAATGCGCTCGCCAAGAATCAAAAATCAGCAAGTGGGAATATCGCCTGCTTGAAGGATTGGAAGGTTTCGAACTATCTGATAGGAAGGTTTTGCAAGATACCGGAAAAGGCCGTCGGGAAATTGATTTGGTTAATCATGAACACAAGCTTGGGATTGAAGTCGACGGCCTGTATTGGCATTGCAGTTTGCACCATCCCCGGCTTGGCCATCTGAAGAAAACCGAAGACATGGAACGGCTTGGTTATCGCTTGCTGCATATATGGGATTATGAAGTCGAAGAGAAATATGGTTTGGTATTATCCATGATACGTGCCAAGCTTGGGCAATTTACCCATAAGCTTTACGCCCGGCAATGTACTGTGCAAGAAATCCCGTTCGATGTGTATAAAGGCTTTACTGAAGCCAATCATTTGCAGGGCAGCAGCGCAGCCAAGGTTCGGTTGGGCTTGTATCATCAAGGATTGCTTGTGGCGGTAATGTCGTTTGCCAAGCCCCGGTTTGATAAAACTGCAGATTGGGAACTGATTCGTTTTTGTTGTCTACAAGGCTACCATGTGGCGGGCGGGGCGTCTAAACTGTTTACATCCTTTAAGCGATTATATGGGCAACATGGGCAAATTGTGGTTTCTTATGCCAACCGCCGTTTCAGCGATGGCGGGCTTTACCGCCAGCTTGGATTTGAGTTAGTTGGTAAATCGCAGCCAAACTATTTTTACTATCGAGTACGTGGCGGAGAAAGAATACCACGCTATCAAGCAATGAAATACAAACTGAAGGATTGGCTGCCCAAGTTTGATGAAGCATTGTCTGAAGAAGAAAATATGGCCAACAATCAGTATTACCGCTGCTATGATTGCGGAAACCTGATTTATCGGGTTATATTGTAATACAAGACAATACCGTATTTCCCGAGCTACTTGTTAGAAACTTCGCAATCCAAGAAAGCCCGCTCAATGCGGGCTTTTATTTCTTTCTATCCCATGCTACAATTGCCCGCGTTATCAACCCGAAAGGAACTACAATGGCCTTAATTTCTGATGATTACAAGAATCCCGTATTGAAAACGACCTACCCTGTTGATTCTGATTTGACGACCCGCGAACTGATTGATAAGTTTGTACAAGCTGCCCAAAAGGCATCATCTGTAAAAGATATGTTCAAGATTGCCAAGTTGCAGCGCCAAATTTACCGCAAAGGCTACCTGATTGAAATTACCTACCTGCTTGGCACGCGTTGGATGTTTTGGTTATACCTGCATGCCTTTAACAAGCCCGAGAAGCCTGTGCAGGTTTTGAAATTTGATGTAGAAGAAGGCCAATCATGAACACGGATTTGCTGACCCTGATAGAACGCCACAGTTACTTGGTATCGCATCCACGGTTTTCAAATCTGCTAAAGATTGTTCGCCTTGAAAAAGAAATGCTGGTTATCCACGGCTTCAAGGCCGATACCGAGTTACCCCATGGCTTCATAGGCAAACTCGTTCAATTATTGAGGAAATACTATGCCAATCTCTAAAGAGTGGATTCGGGAAAACTTGATGGTGCGCTCTGACGGAGCGCTTTGCTATCATGCTTATAACCGCCTAACGCCCGAACAGAAAGCCGAACTACAGGCAGCCTTTCCCTTGTACACGAACCGCCGGGATATTATCCAAGCATGGCTGCATGGCGATTATAACCGCTGCCAGCATTGCGGGAAGCCGATTACATACGACCAGCAAACCCGCTATGGCTACCAATCAGGCGAGAAGGTTATGCGTCGCAAGAAATACTGCAGCGCCCGCTGCATGTATGCCGGATTGTATGGCAATACCAAAGAAGCCATACAAAAAACAGCCCGCAAGGATAACTTGAGCTCGTGGCTGTATGGCGGGTAAATTAGCAAATCTTTACTAAGAACGATATTGCTTTAAATGCAATATCGTTTTATTATGGTTCTGTGTTTTGAAGAAAGGATGTGTTTATGCACAAACTCAATTTAACCGACATCTTTAATAACCGCCTGACAATCGAAGGCGGAAATACCTTAACCATCTATCCCGCTGATGCGGGTTTCATGGCCACGGGGTTTACTTTGGGCTGGCAGGAAGCCAAGGCCTTAAGCGATTACCTGAAAGCCTGCAGCGAGTACCTGCATCTATCAGATGTGATTGAACGGCTGAAGGCTGCCTATCCCGATATGCTGATTTGGCAACTGCCTACGCCTTTGTTGATTGATGCGTATCATGCCCGCGATAATGCGGTTCAGTTGGTTACAGACGGTGTAGTACAAGAAATCGTGAAACTGGTTCAGCAAGAACTGGCCAATGAAGGAGCTTCAAATGCTGCCGAATGATATTGATACCGGGGTGTTTACCGATGAAGCTTTAACAATCATCCAATCCATGTATCAGGATGGCGTGATGAAAGGCGAATTGCAATACAAGTCTACAGGCTATCCGCCGAAACAGGATTACGCGCCTTTCATCAATGCCCCCAAGGCATGCAGTTTCACCGACGAACAAGATGAAAAAGAATTCGCCCGTCGTTTCCGCTTGGCCGATGAATTGAATGTGTTTGGCGAATTGCTGCAGCCCCAATTTGTTGCCGACGAACAAGGCAACATGTATATTTTGCATAAGAAGCGTGTTGGGTTCTGCGTATTGAGTTACAACCCAAAGCGCCGTGTCGGTGAAGAATATGTGTTATACGATAAGCGGCTTATGCAGATGCTGCTGCAAAATGCCTTGGAAATCATTTGCCCGCCTATCCGCCATTATCACGCCCTGCATTACAAATCCGCTAAGGTATTGGTTGGGTTGATACAGGAAGGCAAGATTAAACACCTGAAGACAATAGGCAGACCCTGCAAGGAAATTAAGGTCAAATCTGTAGAAGTGATTGCCAGCCCCGTGAGAGTTAAAAACTACATCATCAACGGCGAAATCTACGATAACAGATTGACCATGCTTACTGGGGATAATACTGCCGACATCCTGACTACCTATCATCAAGTAGACGAAACATTGCTGCGCCAAACCTACAACAATACCTATCCATGCCTGAAGCAATGCGGGGATTATATGGTATTGTTCGTCAATGAACACACGTTTGTGAAGCTGAACAACACGCTGGATAATCCTTGTTATGTAGATTATGATGCTTTGCCGATAAACAGCCAAAGCTGGCAGCATCTTTATGTTGAGGAATTTTTTGACCGTTTAAATGGAGTAAAAGAGTGAAACTAGCCAAATTTTACCGAATAGACGACGATACCGTATTCCTGCACACTGGTCCTGATAATACTGGCTTCTTGTTATCCCATGATATGCCGATTGTGGCCACGCAGATTGATTTTGACGACTATCGCCAAATCGATATTGACGAAGCCCTGAAGCTGTTTTTACCAAGACCGTCGAGAACCAACCGTAAAGGCATGACCCCTGCAGGCGCGAAGGCCTTGGTCGACCTTGCAATGGATAATCCCGATATTACGGTGCAGCGCTATGACGGCGAATTTCGCAAAGCCTGCGACGTTAATGTGGATTTATCAGATGAAGGTTCAATCTTCCCTTACTACATTGCAGGCTGTTGGTACAAACGCGATTTAACCCATCCTATCGGCAAGAACAATATCGTGGATGTCGACATTCCCTACCGCCGCTTGCTGGATATGCAGGTTGTTTCGGATAACAAGTATGTTCATGTCTACGATATGGGCGACGGTATCTTCATCCTGCGCTTGGATAAGCACAATGCTTACTACCTATCAGGCGATAACGCCGGGGCTGAAGCGCCTGTACCCAACATCCGCCCCATGTACTACAAAGACGCCATTGATACCTTCAAGCTTATCCAAGAGAAAGAATACCTGAAGAACAATCAACAACCACTGTTCTATTTGAACACTGATGATAAGGTTTGCATGGTTATCCCTGCAGTCAATCGGGTTCTTGATTTCTACAAACTGACTATCCAGCCCCTAGAAGATTGCGCCGGATATATTAAGCAGGTATTGACGCCCAAGCAGGCAAAACAGGCTTTGCGTATGTACAATACGGATAATCCGCATTTCCCAAGGTTCGTCAAAGACAAATCCGACGGCAAGATTGTATTGTTCATCAAACGTAATGCTGCTCTAATCATGAACGGTAAGGATGCGGGTAAGCAATATATCATGGGTGCAGAGTATGGCGACCCCGCTTTTGAAGACATGAAATGGGGCGATGCCATCAAAGCTTTAAAAGGCTAGTATCGCATTCAATTTTTCGTTATAATCAGGTTTCGTGGAGTAGGAAGGCGGTTTAATGTGAAGGATAAGCCGCCCTGAAACAGCACGGGAAGGGCGCAATACGTTGGTCTGCAACACCAACTTTAAAACCCGCCTTCCTACTCCGTCCCGTGCATCTATTTTTTCTTCTAGGAAACGTTATGAAACAAGAACGCGATTTTGACGGCAGGTTTACCGCTGAAGCGGCTGCCGTTATTGTACGCTTGGCCGAGCAATCCGCTATCGAAGGGATGTTCAATGCCAAAGGCGATGCCGTGCCCTATCATAAGATTAGAAAGATTGACCAACCAAACTCAATCAGATTTCCCTACTCTGTAGACAGGGATATTTTTTCACCACGGTTAATGGCCTTTAACAGTAGCCCGTTTATCACTGATATTATCGGCTTTCAATCCAAGCGGGATTACGAGATTTTCCAGCGGGCTTTTCATCATGGAGAATACCCGACAGAACACGAAATCCGGTATCCTGCATTTGCCATCCATCCCGAGCGTGGCGAAATCTACCTGTTCACCAACCGTTATCAGGCCTACAGGCTTGACCACTTGGGAACAACTATTGACAGATGTGATTTGCATGACAAGCAGAACTGGTTGATTGTTGATTACTCGGCAGCCAAGCAATTCCTCTTCCCTAAGAAACGTGGTTTAAACCGCCGCTATACCTTGCAGGCTGCCAAGATTTTGCAATGGATGGCTGCCAATAAGCTGTTGTCTAGGGTAACACTGGCCAATGGTTCGGATATTGCCATTACCGCTTACGGTTTCAGAGATAACCGTATTATGCAGCCGATTAACATCAACAGTTCTTACTATCAGCGGGATTTTACCAATACCGATTTCCATCATGCCGACCTTCGAGATATTGTAGACATCCCTATTGAATCAGAAAAACAGGATTTTAAAGACCGCTTTAAAGCCCGTTGGCGCTCCGGGTATCCGGTATTTGCCAAAGAGAAGTCATCCGGCAATGTTTACTTGTTTTTTAATTCGACACGTGCCATTGCCTGTATCACTGACGGCGAAAATGAACACTTCATCAAATCCCCTTATCAAGGAGAGGAAACCGATAAGTGGAAGCCGTTAAGCTATGAAGAAGCACAGGCTGAATTGTTTGGCACTTACCCTTATCCGCATGAAATTGATTTAAACCCGGATAAAACGGGCTTTGATGCCGATATGGGCATAATTGCCCTGCAGCTTGCAAGGATGAAGATGCTGCACGGCTACTTCGATACTGAAAACAATTCCTATGTGGCCGTGCCGTATGATTCGACAGGCTTCATGTCTTACAGGTTTATCGACAAATCCCGTTCTGTTCATCCTGCCAACCTACTTGAAAACCGTTTGACCATCAACTGCCAGCCCGTTACCCATCTTTCGCACGAACCGGATAATATGCTGCTGGCCAAATGTTATTACTTGCGTTATGGAGATAAAAAATGAAATACCCATGCTTTGCTATCCACAATCCCTCTAATACCCTATGGCTGTTTATCAATGAAACCACCAGCTTTGCCTTGCGCGATAACGGCAGGCGCTTTGAAGAGTTTAGCGACGTATCCCCGGCCAACCCTGAAGAATATCGCCTGATTGAATTCGCCACGGCATACTCTATCCTGCATCCCAAGAAACGCCGTGAAGACGACAGATATACCAAAGAAGCCGGGCGCATCATCTTCAAGCTGATTGAACAGGGCGTGATTAAACATGTCAAACTTGGCAGCGGGTTTATCCGAACCATTTCAGAGTTTCAAGAAAGCCCGGGCGATTTCCAATGCTTCGAGATTAACGGCACGCATTACGAAGAAGATTTGACCAATACCAGCGGACATGATATGTCTGCCGGGTTGGATATTGTCGGTATCCCTGATAGTGATGCCCGCAAGGCCTTCAAGAAAGAGTTTGCCAAGGCCTATCCCAAAGATTATCCGTGTATCAGGATGGATAATGACGGGGCGCTGTATTACTTCGCCAATGAACTGGATAACTTCATTGTTTACTCGCATGAAGATGCCCCACAATCGGTGAATCCTAAATTGGTTGAACTAAGACCAATCGAATTTAAAATACTGGATACCTACTTTCACATAGACCTGCAGCCATTGGATTACATGGACGGCAACATCTTTTCCAAAGAAGCTGCCCATATCCTGATTGGCCTGATGCAAGAGAAGAAGCTGAAAGGCAACTTGATGCTTAACAAAGGCCAAACCTGTAAAGCTGCGATTTTCTATAGTGGCGATAGTTACCTAGGCGGGCAGATTTACCGCCTTCCGTGGCTGGATGAAGGTTCAGAAAGCACTATCCGGTTTGATGAAGATTTGCGCGGTAGCGACGGCGAGAGCCTTGTAGGCATCCGCTGCCTGTTGGATAATGATGACCATAGAACCTTCTTGCACCGTTTTGCCCTGCGCTATCATAAGGAAGAGTAAATGCAGATACGATTTGAAAACAAAGAAGATGCCCTGAAGTATATCAACGAACTGGCACAGCAAGGCATACAGGCCGATTTGATGCGTGGCGACCAAGACCATTACAGAATCCATAATGGCGAAAAGGAAGTTGATATATACGCGCCTTGGGCTGTCGCAGTGTATCCAAAAGTTAATGATTAGGCCTAGTGGTATCGGTTGGCCTCTCAACAACCAACCGATAGGTAGTTGACAAGAAATCCTTGCAATTTAACCAGTTGCAAGGATTTTTATTTTTCCTGATTTTCCGTGTAAAATGTTAATGATTGATGGGTATCATTAGATAACGCGCCAGTTCTTCTAATCACAAACGCGAAATTCGCGTTTTTAAGGCCTTCAACCCCTAGAGGTAGGCTAGGGTATTACCCTAATGCTTCGTCGCAATCTGTGCGCAGTCTCGCGCGAGCAATCGCTATATTCAGATAAAAGTAAAACCCGCATTACGCGGGCTTTCGTTTCAACACGATTTTCTTAGATTTCCTCTTCAGCCTTAAAACGGGCTTCGATTGCATGGAGTTCCCTACGGCGGGCTAACTCGGGATTAGTTCCTTTAGAACCCCATTTTGCGCCTGCAATCAGGCGGTTTTCCCTATTGTAATGGGCAATCTTGATTTCTTGGGTGAACTTATCGGAAAACCATTTACCATGCATTATTGAGCTCCTTGGCGGATAACGGCGAAATCTGAACAGGCGAGGTAGGCGTCTATGGCATCTACATCATTATTTACGAGCTGGATAATGCAGTTATCCCGAACTTGTTCAACGGGTTCGGCATGGATGGTAGTGGCGCTAAACAAGGCAAGCAGTAACAGGGTAATGCGCATCTCAATCTCCATTAAGTAATAGTAACAATACGGCTACAGTATATTGCATTTAAATCAATATGGCAAGGGGAGGATGTCAATTGAACTGGCAAAACGATAAGCTGCCTGACTATCAGTAACAGAAAAGCCCGCTCAATGCGGGCTTCTTTCTTCAGGCGATTAGCAGCAAGCGCTTCTCCAAGTATCGGCATACATCCGATAAAGATTGGCTTCGCTATTGTAAGCGGCATTCTTGGCTTCTTCGCGGGCTTTATCGTTTTTCAACCAACCTTCAATCAGGGCTTGCTGGTATTGATGGTGGTAAATCCCAAAGTAAAACATCAGGCGTCCTGCAAGGGTGGCAAGTTCATTCGGGGAAACGGCTTTGCGCTGGTCATGGTCAATCTGTACGAGCGTCAGATTACGGGCAGCTAATTCCAAATCCCCGTCATTCTTCTTGGCTTCCATCTGATAACCTTGTTGCAGGCAGAGAAAGCGGATGGCTAAAGCTTGTTTGGCATTCATGATGTTTCCTTTACTGTATAAGTTCTTTTCACAGTTGCCATTATACGCCATATTGATTTAAATGCAATATGCTTTACAATCATTTTACATTCAGAACATCCTTGCAGCGCTTCCAATGCGCCTGCCTATCGGCCAAGCCGTTATAGCCGCCGTTGATTTTCTTCGTGATGATTTTGAAGTTTTCATCTGTGCAGGGATTGCAATACTTGTTCAATCCGGCCTGCGCCCAATACCAGCAGGCAGATGCCGTGGCGTATTGCGGGTCTTCCAATAGCTCGGGATGATTGACGCAATCAATGCCCAAGGCGTCAGCGACCCGTTTGTAATTGTTCAACCCGGTAATCTGTATCAGGCCACGGCCTTTATACCTTTGCCCATCCCCGTCGGCTTCCGGAGTATTGCCCAATTGTTGAGCCAGCTTGCCCGTATCATAGGCAGCGCCGGAAGCAAGTTCTTTCACATAATTAAGGCTGCCTGATTCATGGGCAAGCTGTGCCAAGAAAGCCGCGACGGCTTCATCTTCAGTAATCCCGAACAAAGCCATATTGGCCTTCAATGGCTCGTAATACTTGTCAATGTTTGACATTTTTGCATAAGGAAACATACGCTTAAACTGTTCAAGTGTGAAACTCATGACATCCTCCCCTTGCTAAAGTAAAGAGATTCCTACGGCGGTTAGTGATGTTCTACCAACTCGCTTCGGCGGGTTCTTGCTGCTGACTTTTAAACAAAGTTCACTTCACAAGCTCTGCGGGCAAGTCCTGCCCTGATTTAAATTTCAGGCTGCCAGTATGGCTTGCATGGCTTGCCCACGGTTTAATATATTGATTGCGCCGACTACATCCGCATTTTCAGTATAACCACATTCCACACATTCAAAATTAGCTTGCGTTTGGCGGTTTTCTTTTGCGGTATGCCCACAACTAGGGCAACAACGACTGGTATTTTGTGGTGGAACTGCTACTAGAAATCCGCCATTCCATGCCAATTTATACGTCAACTGCCGTCTAAACTCGAACCAAGATTGGTCTAATATCGCCCGATTTAAGCCTGATTTTTGTTTGACGTTTTTACCGTGATGCTCAATATTGCCTTTTGCTGACTTAGACATATTCGCTACTTTCAAATCTTCAACGTAAACAATCGCGTGGTTTTTGCTGATTTTGCTGCTGATTTGATGTAAGTGATTTTTGCGACAGTTAGCGATTTTGTGGTGCAATCTAGCAATCTTGGCTTTTAACTTTTGCCAGTTATGGCTACCTTTAACCTTGTTCTTAAGACGGCGTTGTAGTTTCGCTAATTTGCCTTTTAGGGTCTTGAACGCGTTAATCGGTTCAAAATATTCGCCGTTAGACAAAGTCGCAAAACGAACGATACCCATATCAATACCGATTTCTCCGCCATTTGGAGTAGGCGCTTCGATTTCTAGTTCTGCTTGAATGGAAACATACCACTTACCACACTTTTGACTAACGGTTACATTTTTAATTTTGCCGACGACACCGCGGCTGTTACGGTATCTAACCCAACCGATTTTCGGTAAATAGATGCGATTATTGTGTTGTTCTAGTTTACAGCCTTGCGGAAATCTGAAACTTTCTTTTTCTCCCTTGCGCTTGAATTTTGGAAAATCCGAACGTTTGGCAAAAAAGTTTTTGAAACTGGCCTCTAAATCTTTGAGCGATTGCTGCAAAACCTGAGAGTGGCAATCTTTTAGCCATACCAATTCTTTTTTCCACTCTGGCAACAAATTCGCAATATTGACATAGCTAAATTTGAAAGATTTATCTACTTCGTACTGTTCGTTTTGATACGCCAAAGCCCAATTGAAGACAAAACGAGAACAACCGCAAAACTGTTTCATCTTGCGGATTTGTTCTCCTGTAGGCATTAATTCAAATTTAAAAGCTTTGAGTATTCGCATGGCTTCGCAGATAGTGGATTTTTGGACATTCTACACTTTGACTATGGAAATAGCAAGAGGTATAAGACGTGGTATACACGTTGTTTTTAACTTACATGTCCATTTAGTCTTTGTCGCATTCGGATAAATAACGCTAGGGGGTATAAACCATGAAGGTTAAAGGACATTCGCATTTAAGGAAAGACGGGGCGTATTGCTACGATACCAACGACAGCGCCTATCAAACCGCCTTGCGCTTGCTGGATAAGCAGCGCAAACAAGCAGAATTGGAAAATACCGTGGCCAGCCTAAGCGAACAGGTAGCGGCATTGCAGGCCACGCTCAACAAATTATTGGAGAAAGCATGATTGCCACTAGAAGGGATTTCAAACGCTGGTGCTTAACCGCCTTGGGCGCTCCTGTTATCCAAATCAACGTTGCTGATGAACAAGTTGAAGACAGGATTGACGAAGCCCTGCAGCACTATTTCGACTTCCATCAAAACGGGGTATCTCGGATTTATGTGAAACACAAGGTGACGCAGAAAATCCTCGATAACGGCTATTTGGTATTACCGGATGAAGTTGAGCAGGTTGTCAGAATCCTGCCAGTTGGCAGCAATCTGAACAGTCTAAACAACCTGCAATATACCGCCTACCTGTCAGACATGATTACGCAGGTCTACAGTGTTACCGGTGGCGGGCTGCAATCCTATGTTCGTTCGCAATCCTATCTAAACCTGATGAATGATATATTGACGGCCACGCCCAGTATCGAGTTCACCAAGCATGGCAACAAGCTTATCCTGCAAGGCAAGCAGCAATGGAATGTTGGCGACTTTATCCTGTTGGAAGTCTTTGTCAGAAATGACCCGGTTAATTACCCGGAAACGTGGAATGATTACTGGCTGAAACGCTACGCCACAGCCCTGATTAAGAAGCAATGGGCGAATAACCTGATTAAGTATAACGGGGCGCAACTGCCTTCAGGTATTACCATCAACGGCGATACCATCCTGCAGGAAGCCAACAGGGATATTGAGGAACTCGAGAGAGAATTGCGGGATACTTGGGAAGTGCCTGTACTTGGCGAAATGGCTTAGGCGGGGTATAATCCGGAAACTTTCAACCCTATTTGGAAATCCCTATCATGGACGATACTGTACGAATCATCTTGGAAAATGCTGCCAAAGAAGGCACAGAGCGCTTGCTTGAAGCCATTGCTGACAATGATGTTATTCCTCATTTTCGCGAATTATGGCTAACCGCTTTGAATGCAGATTGGATAATCGAAGACGATTACTAAAAAAGAAGCCCGCATTAAGCGGGCTTTGTTATTCTTGGCTTAACCGTTAAAGGCTGACATCCATGATGCGCGGTAGTCGTAGAGCAGCTGGTCTTCTTCTTTAAACATTTGTTCGCGGAACTGAGCTTTTTCTTCAACGGTAGTATAAAGTCCTTTGGCTGCGCATTCTATGTAAAACCGCTGATGAATCCCGAAATAGTAACTCAATCTACCTGCTCGGCGGGCTTCGGATTGCGGGGTCATTTCCCGTTCTTCCATCACTAAAGTTTTCAGGTTATCCAAGGATGTTTCCAAATCGGCATTTTGGTTCAAAGCGGCTTCTTCAAGGTATCCCCGTTGGATGTTCATATGAAGCAGGGCAACATCTTTTTCATTCAGTTGGCGCATTTCTGTTTCCTTTCTGTTATTGGATTTCCTTACTACAGTTGCCATTATACGCCATATTGATTTAAATGCAATATGGGATATTGTAAAGGTATGGTAAAACCTAATTTAATCTTTACGTTTCTTTTACAATCCGGATATTGATTTAAATTTAATATCCCGTATAATGGCTTCCCGTGATAGTTAATAACAAATGCAAAGGAAACGCTATGCTGTTACAAGCCGAAGAAATCAACGAAGTCATGCAAGACGCCACGACCTTTGAGATGTACGCGCAATTGATTCCCGCCATCTTGGAAGCAGCGCGATACCAAGGGGAAACATCTCTCTTGTATGAAGTAAAAACCCCCGAAATCCAACGCATCGTCGCTATCTTGCAGGATATGGGTTATACCGTAACCCAAGCCAGCGGTAGCGAGATTGTTATCGATTGGAAAAATCCTGTTATCCATCACTAAAAGGAAAGATTATGTTGAACCTGATTTACTTTACCGCCGATGGGCGCTTTAACAAAGAAGCCTGCGCAGTCATCAACAACCTTGCCCGCCAAGGCAAGCTGAAAGACAACTTTATTACGGATACGCTGTTCAAAGATGTCGAGATTTCTACCTACGAAGAAACGGATGACAAAGCCGTTGTATCTATCGGGGGTCGTGAGTATGCCCGGGATACCCTGCGCTGCTTGGATGATGAAATGCGCGATATTATCGGCCTGAAGAAGGATGCCGATTGGAATACCTTTGCCAAAGAGTTTCAACGCCGTTATCAAGACCCGTATGCAAACAATCCGTTTTACAAGATGTGTAAATCATCCGCCCCTGTATTCTTCACTACAGATGCGGGTGGTATCTATGTACGAACAGATGAGCATACGGTTTGCCTGTTTGAAAGCGGGGATAGTTGGAAATTCTGTGAGTGCAAAAATGTAGATGATGAGCCCAACGGGAATATCGCTATGCTGCCTACCCGCATTGCCTTGGATTTCCTGCTGCAGAAACGCAAAATCAACGGCCATCCGTCAGCCAAGTTTCTTGCCATTGCCTTTGATATGATGCAAAAGGGATACATCAAGCGCGTTATCATTGATGACGAAGAAACCGAAATTATCAATGCCTACCGCGATAACAAACCTTTTACCAATGCGCCGTATGAAGTCAACGGGCTTTGGTTCAAATCTGATTGGGTTGACGTCAACATGGATTATCGGATGGAACTACTACCTGAAGACATCAAGAAAGTTAAAGCCGAGTTCAAACTTCAGAAATTATGGCTGCGCCAATCCAACTTTGATAATGCGGTAGTGTTGTTTACATATGATAATAGCGGGATTGATTTGTCAGGTTTGAGTGATGAAGGCGTACATTACTCTGAATGCTGGAATCATAGAAGAAGCGATACTTGTAGAAAAGTTAAGCTTGAAGATGTATTACCCGATTAACTGTTGAAGGTATGCGAAAGCTGGCGCGAAAACGCCAGCTTTTTAGTATGTTCAACGCCCCGAGGTAGGCTAGGGTATTACCCTAATGTTTAATCGCAATCTGTGGCGATTGTGAAGCGACTGTGGCCTATGTTTGAAGATAACAGAAAAGCCCCTTATCGGGGCTTTCGCTTTCGGCCTTTCGCATGCCTAGGCAATCAGTATCCATTCGGGATTGTCGCATACATCCCAATCCCGGCGAAACTCGCCTATTTCCATGCTTCCATCCTTAGCAGATTTGATACAGATTCCGTCTTGGGGCGTGGCCATCAATACAGTTGCCTGTGTACGGTAGTGCCTGTATTTGGCTGGCCATCTGTAACTATGGGTATAGCGCCTTAAATCCTGCCAAGCAATCAAATCGCCGTTATCGGCATAACGCATAGAACATGCAATCATGTTGTTGTTCTTGCAATTAATGCGCATCCCGTAGCCATTGGCAATCCATGCGGTTACTATCCCGTCTTTGACGCTGAAACATAATAGGGGATAATCGGCAATCCGGTCGAGTTCTTTCAGATGATAGTTGTCTCTGAAGCCGATAATATCCTTATCGCCGGGGCTATCCGATACCATCAAACGGTTATTGTATTGGCGCTTGTTGATTTCATAGGGATATTGCCAGTCGCCCTCTTCGCGGTAGCGGGCTTTGTATTGGGGATTCTTGATAGTTGAGCCGTCGCGCAATACCAGCACGGCATTATCAAGCTGCAGGATAGTCGTAATGATATTCGCGGCTTCAATGATGCTCAATTGCTTGCCGGGGTCATTGGGTTGCTTTTTGTGTTTCATATTTCCACCTGTTTTTAAACTTGGCCATCTTGCGGGCAATCCTATCAGGGGTTTCCGGCAAGTCATGGCGGTCGTCTTGGATAATGCAGATGTGGTCAAAGTGAACGCGCTTGGCAGGTTTAGCTCCGTCGCGCATCCCAAATACCTGCCCGCCGTAATCACATAACAGGTAGCGCTGTCCGTCGTCGGGGATAGCGGCCAAGCAATCCCTAAAAGGTTGGCCAACGACATTCCATTCATGCGGGCATTCTTTAATGCGCCCGTCTTGGTAGATTAAAATCATGTTTATGCCTTTACGCAATATCCCTCCATAGTATAGACGGATTAACAACGGCCACAGGGATTCGCTGGTTTTGTTTCAGAATCTGCCGATAACCTGTATAACTGATAATATGCGCAAATGCCTTCTCGTCATAATCATCCATAAAGCTGCCAAACAAACGGATAGGACGGGTATCAATACAAAAAGCCATATCGCTGCAACGCAGAAATGTCGCACCGCTTTCAATATGAACGGCGAACCGCAGGTGGTTGCCATCAAACCACCCTTCTTTCACAGGAGTAGTGGTAAATTCCCATGCGTCGGTATCAAGCGGTAATGGCGCTTCCATACGACGCCATCCGTCTTCATCCAAGGCAACTTTGTTCCAATCAGAGAACAAGATAACTTCCATGCCGTAGTAATAAGCAAAGCGAATGTGCCCAAGGCGGTTCTGATAATCCTGCCAAGCATTTTTGAATACTTCGTAGTCGCGGGGATTATCGAATCTTACAATATATTCGAGGCTGATATACCACCCATCTTTGACAACATTCAAACGGGGGCTGAAGTAATCCTCTCCGTTCTTCCAATAACCGTTGAACACAGGGTCGGTATGCGCATACTCGAACTCGGCAAGGCGGAAAGCCCTGCCTTCATTTGTAATAACGCTGCCTTGCAGGGTAGGCGCGATAGTCATCAACACGCCAGCCCCGTCAAGGCTAAATCTGGTAATTAAATTATCATCCGTAGTTTTTACATCATAAGGAAAAGTAATCATACTTCCTCCTTCAGCATAGTAGCTAGTCGTTTACACATTTCGATAAAGATAGGGCGCTGTTCTTCAGGCATCCCTTGAACATGGGAATAGCGCATCACTTTGGCTTTGTTATCCCAAATCAGGCGGGCTTTATCAACCCCCGGAACGAAGAAGCGGTTAGGATACTTTCTCCATTGGTTGAGTTCACCCTTGGCTACCAAATCCAAAACGCATTGCGGGATGAACTGGCTTTCATGGTCAACCTTGTACTGCTTGGCTTCTTCACGTTCAATAGCGGCTTCTGTCTTTTTAATCTCGGCTTGCAATCGGCGCAGTTTACCTTCTTGCTTTTCCCAGCGCTTGAAGGTGGCAGCACCGTTGCGCTTGTCATTCAGCGGCTGTCCGTTGGCAGATTTCACGTCATCTGTATGTTCTGTGAAAGCGGCATCAAATGCAGCCTGCTTCTTGGCAAGGCTATTCTTCAGGATTTCCAAACGGGTCATTTCTGTTTCCCTTTCAAATTATCACGGAGCTATTATAGCAGATATTGCATTTAAATCAATAATTGATTTTTACAAACACTGGCCAGCCATAAATAAACTATAGCAATTCAATCATTATCGGAGTTTCACTATGGCAGCAAATCTTGGATTAGACAACTTTCTCGCCAATATGCAGGGCGGTGGCTTGCGCCCCAACCTGTTCAAAGTCATCTTGGCCTTCCCGGCACAGGTAGCCAACCAACAAGCAGCCTTCAAGCTGCAGTTTACCGCCAAGGCCACTTCTATCCCGGCTTCCAACTTGGGTGTGGCTATTGCGCCTTATATGGGGCGCGAAGCCAAGTTCGCAGGCGACCGTACTTTTGACGACTGGAACATCACTGTCCTGCTTGACACCGACATGGTATCCCGTGATGCGTTTACCGCTTGGTCAGATGCAATGAACGGCCACGTGGATAACGTCGCCTTGGCCGGATGGGGCAACCCGTCCAGCTACATGGGCAGCGGAGAAGTTCATTTGCTTAACCGCGAAGGTGAAACCGTGAAGGTGTACAACATTAAAGGCACTTTCCCGACAGTCGTGGGCGAAATCAACTTGGATTGGGCTACCAATAACGCCATTGCAGAGTTCCCTGTTACTATGGCAGTAAACTGGTTTGAAGCGGTAACTGGCAGCAATAACGCTTAATCGGGTTGAGTAAGAAAGCCTGTTGGGATTTCCAACAGGCTTTTTATTATGCTTCTAGTAAATCCAATACTTCTTCAGTGTAGGCATAGCGCCACTGGTCTTCGTCATCGCAATGTATCGTATGATAAGCCACGCCGGGCTGGAAGATGCCGCTGTCATCTCTCAAGCAGACTGCCAGCTCAGGACGGATGAATAGCATTAAACAGTTTGACGATTTCGTGCCAAGCATCAAACGCGGGTAAAGCTTTCTATGCAATTGGCGCAGGGCTATCCTGTCGACAGCATCCGATAATCCAACAACATCATACTGGCTGTCATCATTGCAAAGCAGATGATTGTTATAGCCACGGCCTGCCAACTTGATAACAGGATAGGCAGTAAGCGGGTGGGTCTCATCATGGGGACGAATCTGTTCGCCGTTTTCCAATATCAGCTTGCCTTTAAGCTGGTTGGTTTTAATCAGGTAAGCCAAGGCAAACGCTGCCTGTGGGGTATAACTGCCACCATAGTATTGCAGATTGGGGTGCAGCATATCCAAGGCAAACTCGGCCAGTAACGGAAAGAACTCGCGGTCTGTTTTGTTATATAATTCGCCAAGCATAGCCGTGTCACACTCTTTGGCCAATACACAAATATATCTGTTATTGTTGGCGGTAACAAACAAGTTGTCGTCATAATCAATGGCAAATTTAATCATGATATATCCCCTTTAAGCCAATACCCAATCAGTGGCCAGTATATCGGCCTGCATGGGATAGAACGGCTTTTCATTGTCGTCAACCATCATGCCGTTTTCAGCCAACCGGATAACCTTATTGCTATCCTTACGCTTAACGGGCAGGCCGCTCTTCATAGCTCGGATAGCCCAACCAATATCTAAGGTCACATCCAGCTTCCACAGTATAGTCTTGGCAATCTCGGTTTCGCAGTTTGCCAGTTTCAACAAGGCTTCTTCCCGAGCTCTTGCATAGGCTATGTCGTCGCCCAAGCCGTGGTTGATATACAGGTATTCGCCTGAAGTCGATAAGCCTGTACCGGATACCAAGGTGCATTGCATGCCGTTCTCGGTTTTGGTATAGCTTTCAGAAATCATATGGTTATTCAATGTCTGACGCATAACGGGCGTAATCAGCATAATAGTTCTCCATGGGTTGTTAACAGGCTGCCATTATAGCGGGGATTTATCCTTACATGAAAAATTTACAAATCCTTTACGTTTACCATATTGCATTAAAATCAATATGCGCTATAATGAAGCCGTGTTGAAAAATAACCCATGAAAAGGAAAACATGATGAAAATCGAAATTAGCCACTTGAAAGCCATCTTGAACTGCGCTGGTAAACAAGATACCCGCAATTATTTGAACGGGGTTCATATCAAGGGGGAAACCATGGAAGCCAGTAATGGACATGTTGCTGCCCGCCTGAAATGCGAAGGTGCAAATTTCCCTGATATTGTTATCCCGCGAACCATTGTTGAAATTGCCCATAAAGCCCACGCTGGTGCTGCAGAGCTTACGGATAACTTGGATGGTACTTACCGCTTGGGGGATATTCATTTCACGCCCATTGATACGGGTATCTCGGGTTTCCCTGATTTAGACCGAGTTATCCCTGTAGTCAACGGATACGAACCTGTAGAACGTTCTTCAAACCAAGAAGGATATTACGGGATTGATTTTAAAGTGTTGAAACTGGTTATGCAAACCAGTAAACAGATTTACAAGCGCGAAGCCTTCCCGTTCACCAACAGTATGCTGAATATCAACAAAGGAAGCGCCTTGTACTTCCAGCTTGACAACTTAGAGCTTTGGGTAATGCCTTGCCGGATTAAAATGCCTATCCCGAAAAACAAAGCTGCCCAGCCTTTCATGTATAAGGAATAATTATGATTGATTTACAGATGGGTTACAGCCCGCAAAACCTGCGCAATATCCGCCAGCAATACAATTTGACTCAAAAAGAAGTTGCCAAGATTGTTGGGGTATCCAGTTGGAACAGCGTATCAAGATGGGAAACGGATGTAACCAGTACCAACCACTCAACCATGCCATATATCCGCTGGATGGCCTTGCTCGAACATTTGAGCAAACAGTGAAAAGTCAAGCCCGCTTAATGCGGGCTTTTTACATATTCTTTACAATATCCCATATTGCATTTAAATCAATATATCGTATAATAAGAACCGTAGTAAGGCAGTACCAAATAACAAAACAGAAAGGGAAACAGAAAATGAACTACAGCGCAATCTTCAGCCCGAACCAAGTTGAGAACTTTTTGAACGGGAGCGCCTTTTGGTTTTACTCCCATATCCTGCCCCGCGTAATTGATACGATTGCCTGTGGGGATGATAACTTCCTGCTGACCCATGATGATGTAGAGGAAGCTTTTGCGGGTTACTCTGAAGAAGAACTCGCTGAATGTTGGGAAGCCTTGGATGATAACGGATACATCGTCGAGGAAGTACAAGACGGAATCCGCATCGGATTGAACTAAATCGTAAGCCATAAAGAAAACCCCTTGGAGAAATCCAAGGGGTTTAATGTCCGCAAAGGTAGCGAAATTACAGGCCAACAACGGCGGCTTTGCGGTAGTAGATGTTGCTGTTTTTGCCCAAAACCTGAGCATTGGTAGTGGTAAAGGGGTTCTCCACCAAACCGTAGCGGGTTTTGAAACCGATAGCCGGTGCGAAGGTTACGGTATCGGATACGCGGGCAATTTGCAGCGGAACGTAGGGGCAGTAGAACAGGCCAGCGTCAACCACTTCAGCGCCTTTGTAGCCTACTACATAACCGTCATGCGCCAACATCGGGTCAATGTAAACGCGGTAGCGACCCATGTTGCCGCAATAGGTAGTGCCTGTTACATCCACTTCCAAGTTCTGATTCATGGCTTGGATAGCGGGAGCGAAATCCAGCAAGCCTGCAATCTGCAGGGCAGACGCAACGTTGGCTGAAGTAATCAGGATATTGCCTTTACCGCGACGGGTTTCTAAGGCAATGGCGTTGGCATCGCGTTCGATTGCATACAGCAAGCCTTTAAAGCGTTCGGCGCTCCAGCGGCCATCACTGTCGGTAGTGATGTTGAACGTGCCTTTAGTAGTGGCAAACTGCGCACCCGGTTTGGCGATTTGGTAGATGCTGCGCACTACTTCTTGGTTCTGTTCAAGCATCAATTCAGTAGCCAAGATGTTGGCCAGTTCAACCTCGGCATCCATACCATGCACGTTTTTCCAGTCTTGGGCGATTTCCAAGCTGTAGTCGGCACGGAGTTGGCGGGTTTTCGCAGTTACTTGAACTTTCTCAATGGTGGCTGACATGGATTTCCATGCAGCGGTTTCACCAGTGGCGGTATCCATACCGGTGCCAGTTACTACGTCAGCGCTCGGGCTGCCAGTGTAAGAACCTTCCAAGAAGGGGCTGGCATCGTCTTTTTGAGTACCTGTACCGCCGTGTCCGGTGTCTACCTTGTTGTACAAGGCTTCAGCGCCGTTCTTGTCGGTATAGCGGGCACGCATTGCAAATACCAAACCAGTTGGCATCTGCATGGCTTGTACACCGCAAATATCGTAAGCAATCAGGCGGGGTGCGAAACGGCGAACCATGCTTACCAGCACGGGGTCGTAGTTTGCAATGTTGGCGGTAGTGGTAGTGGCAGCTTCGTTCAGTTGCATTTGCTGCGCATTATCGCGCTGCTGGTTTTCCAGCAAGACGGCAGTGGTAACGCGACGGGTTTCGTCGGCAATTGCCACGCCTTCGTTGAGCACGTCGCCCCATTTTTCGAGTAGGGCTTTTTCTTGTAAAGTAGCCATATGGTCTAACTCCGTATCAAAAATTAACGAAAGGTTGCTTTAAAGTTATTTATAGGAAATCGATTTATGCGCCGCGCATGTAGCTCAGGTATTTGCCCATGCCATTTTCAGTCTTGGTATCGGCGCTTTCATTGAGCTGCTGCGGTGCTGCTTGCGGTTCGGCAGGCTTGGCCACTACGATACCGATTACAGATTCAACCAATGCTTTGTAGTCGCCTTGGTAAGCATCATGTGGCTGCATCAAAGTAGCCACGCGCTCTTTCTGAATATCGGTTAAGCCGTTAGTGCATTCAGCCAATACCTGCGCATGCTGCATATCGCGCAATTGTTTGGCCAAGAGCTGATTTTCTTCAACCAAAGCCTTGTTGGTTTCTTCCTGCTCTTTAACACGCTCATCGGATTCGCCGAGCAAATCAGTAGAAGCAAAGGCAGCTTTAACCTGCTCGGTCAAGGCCAGCATGCGCTCATACTCGTCGGTCTGCACAAGGCGCTCTTGGTTTTCGGCCAAGAAGCGGGCAGCGGTAGCGTCGGCAAACTCTGCAACTTCTTCAAACAGGGCTTGCTTTTGCTGATCAACGCTTTCTTGCAGTTGTTCGTAAACAACGCGCTGGCTTTCTTTTAACTCTTCTTCACGTTTGGCAAAAGCTTCAGTGGCTGCTGCAGTAGCATCCGCTTCAGTTTTTGCTTTCACGTCTTCCATGGCGGATTCGACAATATCAATCAGGGGCTGTACTTCTTCAGCGCCAAGATTGACGGTCTTACCCCACTCAATCATGCTGTCTTTTAGTGACATACTTTTTCTCCAATCAAACGAACCAAATCTTCAAATAGGGCAAGGGACTGTTGATTGCTGAACCCTGCTTTATATTGTTTATTTATGGTATCTTTCATTGCATCGGTCGCTTCTACCAACACGCCGTTTTGGTAAACCCATTCGCGGGATTCCATTAAGGCAGTAACAAAGGCATCCGGAGCAGACGGTTCTAATACCACATCGGCTGCAGAAATCAGGCGGAAATCCTTTTGTACAATATCCGTGCCAGTATGGTCTTTTCTAACCGAACCCAAGGCACGGCTGGATACGCCCAATTGAACGCCGTCGCGGAGCAGGCCTGCCACGATTGCGCCCATTGGGGTGTGCTGCAATACCTTGGCCTTGCCGATATAGTTGTCGCCGGATTCTTTCAGGCTGACAATCTTGATACAGGCACGCTCGGGATTTAATGTAGGGTCTTTCGGATGATTAAGTTCGCCTAATGCACGGTTGTTATCAACAACTTCTTTGATATAGCGCTCTACTTCGCCCCTAACGGTTTCCTTGGGATAGATGCGCCCATTGATGTTGCGAATGTTCGTCTGCATGAAGATGCCTTCAATATGCAGAGATTTGCCTTCGGCTTCCTCTAACACGTTGAAGGTGTCGCTCAATGCGGTTTCAACTAATAGCTTCATGGTATCAAGCCTTCAAAAGTCATTTACATAATTTATTTATGGTATAAGCATTTTGATGTAATATGGGATGAAGTAATACAGACAAAATTAAACCCCATGGGATTAGCCCACGGGGTTTCTTGGTGCGTGTGTTTGTTATTCAGTAGGGGTATTGATGTTTGCGCCGCTCGGCTCAAACTTCACGCCGCTTTCAAAATCGCATTCGAGCAGCTTGAAGGCATCATCATTGCCATAGCTCAGTTTCAGCTTGGTCGTGCCACCACCCAGTTTCTGAATGCGGGTGCGGATGAAGGATTTAACTGTATTCAAATCCCCGGATTGAGTACCAGCCACCCCGGCAATGGTAACAGCTGCATGATACTTGCCGTCGGGCGCTTTGCCGATTTTGATAATATCGCGGGAACGGCTGTTGCCGACCAAGTAACCAGCATCGCCTGCCAGCGGTTGATTAAACCAGTAATTGTTGCTGTAATCGGTAGCTTCATTCAGATGCTTGGCATCGATTGGCAGCTCTGGCACGGCAATATTAGCGGTAGTCGTTACATCTTCAGACAGGCCAAATGCTTTGCGGAAACGGCGGGCTTTGCGTGATTTGCGGGCTACGCGGATTTTCAGGGCTGCGCCTTGGCTGCGCTTGCTGATAACCATTTTGCGCTTGGCCACGCGCTGCTTGGCTAACTCAGTACCACCAATTTTCACGCAGGTAGTTCCGTTCCATTTGAAGCCTTTGCGGCATTGCATCTTGATTCGTTTCTTGCCTTGGGCATTGACTTTGATACGGCGCTTCACTTCGTTGAGTTCATAATCGTCTTCCATTTCTAAGCCGTAAACAACGTCTTCTTCATTGAGGTAAACGATTACCACATACTCAAAGCCAACATCATCTTCAATGTCTTCGATATCGACATCTGATTCGACAGTCGCGCCTTCGGCTTTTTCGTAAACCAGTACGTCATAGCTGTACACGGCATCGGTAGCATCCAAGTAATCGCAGAAATCGAAGACTTGGTCTTTCTTGCGGAATGAAATATCAAACACGCCGTCTTCATACTCGCCGTCACCGCCAAACTGGCGGGCGACGTTGATAATTTCAATCACGGCATTAGCTTCAGATTGGTCAACGGCTTCTTCGTTGATTTTCTGCGCCAGCACGTTGTTGAAGTGGTCAAGCAGGGCAGCTTCGGCCTTTTCCCTCTCGGGATTTTCATTGCCGAGATATTCGATTGCTTCAAGTAGTTTCATCGTGGTCTCCAAAGAAAACAGGTTCATCTTGATTATTTATGGCGCGCCCCTTTTCATCTTCGACTTCGCCCAACAGGGTTTCGATTTCATCGTCAGTCATGTGCATGATATTGGATAACGCCCAGCGCTGGCTAAACATCTCACCAATCATGCTTGATATGCTGTTCAATGTGCCGATACGGGCTTCAAGGATTTCTGTTTTCTTCATTTCGACGAAGTTATTGTCTTCGGCATAAATCCATTGGATGTCGCGCTTGATACCCGGCCAGTCTTCCATGCTGATAACCTTGCGCAATACCAGTTCGGTTTTCAATACATCTTCAACGACCAAAATAAAGCGGGCACGCAATGCCTGAATGAATTTCTGGAAGCGGTATTCATCCCTTGTGATTTCGGTAATACGGCCTGTGCTGAATACGGATTGTTCGGCTTGGAAGCGGCTGCGAGGGATATTCAGGCTGCGATAGAAAACATCACGGCAATACTCGACGTCTTCAATCACGCCTGTGTTTTGCCCGCCCGGTAATGTCGATACCTCGGTGCTCCGGCCATTGCTTCTACGGGGCAGCCAAATATCTTCAAGCATAGAATTGATATTACGCTTGTCGATAGTATCGCCTGTTTTAGTATCGTACACCATCTTGTTCTTGAACTTGTTAATCAAGTCCTGCATGTACTTCTCGGCACGGCTTCTTGGCAAATCTGCAATATCAATGTAGAAAACACGGCGCTCAGGAGCTCTGACTACCCGGTAAATCACCATGGCGCTTTCCATCATCTTCATGTTGTTATAGGGCACAATGGCCTTGTGAAGATGGCCTATGATGTAATTGCCGTCATCAGATACCAAGCCGCTGTCGGTATAGGCAATCGCTTCTTCTTGGAAAATGGCAGCCTTGCGTTCTTTCTGCCATTGCAGCGTAGTCAGAGTTTGGAAGTCTTTGCCCCATAATTGCGGCTTTTGACTGTTGGGCACATAAACATACTTGATTTCTTCCTTACCCAAATCAACAAAACCGTCATTGGTCACCTTCGTGCCGCGCAATCGGCGGATATTAAGCGGGTCAATCTGCTGCAGCTTGATAATCTTCGTCTTGTCTTCAGATACCACCTTATGCAAGAACAAGCGACTGTCTACATACCACGAACGGAACAGGTTTTTGCCAGTACCGTCGAAGTCGAAGAGGTCATGGTAAACGTAATGGAAGGCTTCTTTAATCTTGTCTTGCAGGGAAGCGGTTAATTTAGAATTCTCATGGAACTGTATCGACATTGCCATTTCAGCACCGTCGACATTAAAGGTTTCGTTGATGATTTCTTGCACGGCTTCAGATACTTCGGCAGATAATGCAATGCTGCGATAGCGGGCAATCGCATCCGCTTCAGTCTGTGGCAGGTTGGCAATATCGTGGCGGATGATGTTGAAGTCGACAATGTTTTGCGACCCTATATCGTCATAACTCGCCGTGCCGTCGGGCATGGTATCGACAGTAATCGCGGTATCGCGTTCGATAGGGTCAACTGGATTGCCGAATAATTTGGTAAACCAAGACATAGTAACAATATCCTATGGGGTATTCATGCCACTATTTACACGGTGGCAAAGATGAATGATTCGCCAAGTCGGCGGAGCGTGCTGTCGACTGCCCTTGTGGCAATGGCAGGTTGCTCGCCTTTACCGCCGTTATGGCCTGAACCGCCTTCAATCTGTTTTTGCGGGGCGGTAGTCGGGGCGGGCACAATGACAGGCTTGGGATTGGACTGTTGTTGCTGTACAGCCTTCTCGGTTGCCGTTTCCTGTTTGGCGCTTTCAGTTAATGTTGGCGTCATCGGGTTGGCTGCAGGTTCGGCAGTCATGGTTGATGCCGGGGCGGGCTTCATGCTTTCTTGTGGCGTCTGTGCCGCTTCAGGCTGGATAGTCGGCTCTGCAGTTATTTCCCTTTGCAGGGTAGGCGATATGGCAAGTTTGCCGTCTAATGTAGGTATAGCGGCTGTCTGCTTGATGGTATCGTTAAGCTTCCTTTGGGCATCCTGCTTAATAGTGGGCGCTGGATTAAGGCCTTTCGTTTCTTCAGGATGCAGCCAGTCGTAAATCTTCGTGCCAAGGCTGGCGTCCTTGTCGCCTGTAATGGCTTGAACGCCTTTGTCGGTTAGGTTGCTAATCCAGTTTGAAGCATCTTCGCCACGGGCAGCCTTGTAGGCAGCATAAAGGCCTGTGCCACCAAATACTAGAGCGGCAGTGCCCGCAGCAATCGGGGCAGCGCCTAGGCTGCCTATCGCGCCCACGGCATTGCTGCCCATCGTGCCCAACATCGGCAAAGCCCTTGCGCCCATCCCCAATGCGCCACGGCCTAGGCCAACCGCTTTTGAACCCAATCCGGTTGCCCCGGCCTTCAATGCGCCCGCTCCTGAAGCCAATAGCGGTAATGCTCGAGCTCCAACAGTCCTTAAAGCCGTGCCGGATGTACGCAAGCCTGTAGAAGCCAAAGAAGCGGCTCGAGCTGCATATTGGCGGGATACCCTGCTTGCCAAGCGCCCTGCTGCGCGTGTACGGCGGTTGGCACGCTGAACAGCCCGTTGCATGCCTTGGATGCTTCGACCCATCCTTACGCGCCCCAAGCGCCTTTCTCGGCGGGCAAACCTTCTTGCTCTATCTCGAAGTGTGCCACGGCCTTGTGTCATTTCTCGGATAAAGCGACGGCCACGGCCTTCTTTGCGTTCATCGGCTTTCTGTTCGGTTTTATCTTTCTGCTGCTCGGCCAGTATCTTCTCAAGGATAGTGGCAACCTTTTCCATCTGCCTGCGCTGCTTAACCTGTTCTTCGTCAGATTTGACCACGAGCGGCTTGGGATTGGATACTTGGCGGATGGTATCAATCTGCTTATCCGCTGCAGTCTTCACGCTCTCGCGTTGGAAGCGCTCAATCTTGGCCTTTTCGGTGCTGGAAGGCTTGGCATCGGGTTGATTGGTATTGGCGGTTTCCCGGATGATGGATGCGGTTTTGTTTAGCCCGCCAGTGATGTGGTTGTCAAGGCGCGTAATACCGTCATCAATATCAACGAGCTTTTGATGAATGCGGTCGTCAGAAATCTGCCTAGCGGTATCGCCGTCTACTGTGGCGCTAGGGGCAGGCTGTGCTTCTTGGGTTGATTGTTTAGGTTGTTCCTGCTTAACCGCTTCGTCTTTGCGTTCGGCTTCAGGCTTGTCCTTGGCTTCGCCTTTCTGCTTCGGTTTGGCGGTAAGGTGGCGCCACGTATCGGCAGCACCTTTTTCAATCGATTGCCCAAGGCGTGAATTCTCTGTGCCGTAGCCCCATAAAGCATGCAGGCTAAGACGCTCTTTAACGTCATCTTTAATCTTGTTGGTCAACAAACCCAAGCGGCTGCGCTTCTTGAACGTGCCGTCTTTATTGCGCCCGGGCAGCGAATCCTTTTTACCGCCAAACAAACTCATTTGGTTTCATCCTTCCAAGCGGCAAACATTATCAGATACATTTTCAACTCCAAATACGGCATGGCGTCAATCTCTGACGGGGGTAGGCCGTATTTGTGTGAAAGCAGGAAAACGCGCTTGTGCCACTCTGTCAAGCCGTTCATGTCAAAAATCATGCGAAAAAACTGTAAAGCCCCTGCAGGGTAAAGCGCTCGGTGTGTTTGCATTTCGGGCAAGTGATTTCCCTTGACCAATACACTTCCGGCATATTGTCGATAAAGTCGGTAATCTGCGCTGCCGCTTCCTGTGGCAAAGCATCTAGGAAATCCAACACTTCTTCAAGGCTGGCATCGACCAACGGCTCGTAAACGCCTTCCTTGTCAAAAATGGATTCGATGCAGTCAATCACAATGGCGTCATCATCGACAGTATCATCTTGATGGGTAAACCATGCGCCGAAAGGCGGATACTTCAGTTTGATGCCCATGCCGTCGCCAAGGTCGACGATATTGCTAATCGGGTTTTCGGTTACAGTAACATCGGCAATCACTACAGGCAGGTTGAAACTGGTATTGCAAGGCTTGCCGTCTTTATCGGGTTCTGTGCATTTAACTTGGATGGTAATAGCGTTTTCGCTGCTCTTGGCATACAGGTGCAAGAATAGCGATTCAACGTCGACAAACGATAACTTGGTTACGTCTGTGCCATCGGCAACACAGCGGGTCAAGACTTCCAATACCGTGTTGGCAATGGCTGATACATCTTCAAAGGCCACAATAGTCAATAGGGCTTTGTATTCGCCTGCCAATAGCGGTCTGAACTTAATTTCGCGTTTGCTATCCGGTAGGGTATAGCTGTAGATTGGGGTGTTGAGCTTGGGAAGCGCCATAATCGATTTTCCTTATAGGTTTGCATATGCCATTATTTAGGCTGCAGAAATGAAAAATCCCCTTGGGGAAGGGGATTGTATTACTCTAGCATGTCGTCGCAATCTGTGGCGATTGTGAAGCGGCTGTGGCCTAGTTTAGGTAAATGTTGCTCGCCCTGCGCCGCTCGTTGCCTTTGGTATCACTGGTTTGATTGCCATATACGGTCAATCTATCATTGCCCATGATTTCCGTGTTTCGGCTGCCGTGGACTTTTGTGTGCTGGTTGCCCATGATTTCCGTGGCAGCATTGCCCTGTACTAGGATATTGGCATTGCCTTCCACTGTGATATTGCAGTTGCCTTTGACCAGTAGCTTTTTATCCTTGTAGATGATTTCAATATCGTCATTCATGTTCTTGTAAACCCGTTTGCCGTCGGGGTGATACTCCATGAATGTGCCGGATGGGTGCCACATGGCTATGCGGTTATTGCTGTCATCGGTTTCATAGATAATACCGTTGGGCGTGGCATAGGTATGATTTAACGGATAGCGGGCATTGTAAGGCGTAACGGGTTCAGTCCATGAACCACCAAAGGCAATCTTGGCAGTCTGCAGGTTTTCCTTTTTCTTCTTGACAATCGTTTCTTCAATCTTCTCTTTGCGGGCAAGCCTGTTGGTATCCGGTTCTGTCGGTGTCAATCCATCTTCTTCAGGAATACCGCCAAGGCTGCCTAATACTATTGGCATCTGACAAAGGTCGCCGTCGGCAAAGAAGCCGATTACAGTGCTATCCTTGATTAAACCTGTTGGGCTGAAGCCTACCCCACCCAATGCAGCGGATGTGATGGGCTGTACCGGAAATGCCCATGGCAGGCTTTCATCTTTGATGTCGTCATTGTGATAGCCATAGATGCGAACTTTTACCCGGCCTAATTTCTTGGTATCTTCGTTGGATACCACCTTACCTATCCACCAATTGAATTCGCCAAAGGTGAAGGCATTGCTTTGTTGGATATTATCCATCATTTCTCCCAATTACAAAGTTCGACGTTGACAAAGTAGCTGGATTTGGTAATGATATGGCCAACTGCAGTTATCAGGTATTTGCCTTTGTAACGGCTGTCTAGGTTTTGTTCGCTCAAGCTGTCGTTGGCAGGCATATCCAGTTCGGCAATCTCGGATAGCCAGTTAAAGGCCTTGGTATTACCTGTGAGCTGCAGGCGGATTCGGTTTTGTTCGAGTTTGAACAAGCTGTGGCGTCGGCTGCTGAACCATTCTACGCCTTTATCTAGGGTTGATTCCCCGCCGTCGAACATCTTTTCATGCTTGGGTATGAAGTGGATAAGCGCTTCAGGTTTGCCGATTTTCTGCCCGCCTTTGCGTTTCTTATCTTCGGTTTCCCATTTCTTGTTGACAAAGTCGAATGTGGCCACTTGATTGGCATCATAGCCGGATGCGACATTAACCAAGGCATTAAAGTGGTCGATTGCCCAAGTGGTAAATTCCAAGTTCTTGTTGGTTTTGGTGTCGCCGTTCTCGCGGATGTTGTTAGGGCGCTGGATGAACTTCACATGGGGCTTGCGCTGCCATAGGGTCGACAGTGACTCAAAGCAGAGCTTGGCTTGGCCTTTCTTGATGGTCTTTGTATAGAACACGAAGTCGGCCTGATTGTTATGCAGGGCAACCTTGCACATCTCGGCAACTACAGTGAGCGGGCTGATATTGGTGGCAATGTAAACCATTTCATTGTCGGCTCGACTAGGCAGGCGCTTACCATCTTTGATGTGGTAGGGCACGCTGCTTTCTAATTGTTCGGGCTTGGGCTTTTCATCCTTAACCTGTGCATGCAGGTGTTTTTGTACCACCTGCTTGACAATTTCATCGGGGCGCTTGCCATCGAAGGCTTCGCATACCTTGGCATTCTGATTGGCCAAGTATTCCTTTGTCGTGCAATTCAGCGTGTAAGACATGGCCTTGTGGTTAATCTGCCGTTTATCTTCAAGGCTGATTACGACGAAGGATAGATGTACATTGTCGTCGGTATCGACTTCCTGCTTGATGTTCAGCTTAATATCGACCGTGGCATTTGGCCGGATATTGTAGCGGGTAATCATGTTGGTGGTATCGGCAATATCCAAGACAGCCGTGGTAAACGGATTAGTGAGTTCTTGGCTGATATAGACGTTGGCTACCGCTTCAGTGATGTCTTTGCCGTTGAGCGTCACGGTAAAACGGGTTATATCGCCAAACTGCGCATGTAGGTTTTTCATTCGAACTGTGCCCTAAATTCTTCTTCAAACGCTGCGACAAACTTTGGATTAACAATTTTGATTTTGTGTTTCAGGCTGTTTTGTTCAACCTCGTAATCCAATACGGAAACGGGCATAATGTAAACAGGCAGGTCTTCATTGCGGTCTAGCATGGCCTGATACTTATCGCTGTCTACATCATCGCAATAGCGTTTGATTTGCGTGTCGTAAAAATGGTGGGTTCTATCTGACGTGCCATACTTGGCCTTGCAGTAATCTACCAATAGGTCATGCGATACTGGCAAGGCATGATAGGGGTTAATCAGGTTATTGCAGACCATGATGACCCACCAATATTGTGTGGTATCGTAAACTTCATGGCTGATTGCTTCAGGGGTCATGTCGGCCTGCACATAGTAATCCTGAAACAAATAGGTTTTATCAATGTTAAAGCGCTTGAACAAATGGGCTGCGCAGATATTCGTTAGTTCATAAACGCGCCCGTCCAGCTTGTAAGGGGTAGTCCCGATAATATCAAACATGGGGAAGGTATCCGGTAATGTGTTTAATCCTATTTAACCTTGCAATTATAAATAGTTGTATCAAATTCGGAAAAGTTTGTATGAACGCAAAATTTCAATCATTGCTGTCAACCCTAGAACGGTTGTATGATGAAGACCCGTTTATGGCATACGGCCTGCGCAGTACCCGCCATCCCCGTGAGTCAAAACCCGGCGCGAAACTGCGCAACAGCTTTGTCTGGGAAGACGGCGAAAAAACCAACCGCCAGCTTAACGGTGTCTCCACTATCGGCATCCCTGCCCATGACATCAACGAGCAGGGATTGGTTAAGGCTATCCAAAGGCTAGGCCGCTCGGCTGCCAAGCTGTTCGGAGTTCCGCCGGGCACGGTTTACATCGATTACGGCGGTGACGACGTTATCTTGGTGCAGGGCGACAGCTCTGAAGGCGGGGAAGACGTGCACGAGTATGTTATCCGCCACGGGCAAACTGTATGGTCGGCTAAAAACGGTTCAATCTTGAAGGAAGGAAAAACTATGACTTGGAATCCATCATTCCGCGATTGGTATGCTGCCAAGCAGCAAGCTTTGAATGAAAACTCTGAACCTGAAGTGGATACAGATAACCCTGAAGGCAAAGAAGAAGGCAAAGACGATAAAGAGGACGAGTAATGCGCAAGCGCTACGGCAAGCCCTTCAGGTTTAAACCCAAGCATCCCGAAAAGTATGTCGGGGATGTCAATAGGATTACCATGCGCAGTACATGGGAAAAGAAGTTCGCCATTTGGTGTGATTTAAACCCGTCTGTGCTGAAATGGAATTCTGAAGGGGTGGCCGTGCCGTACTATCATCAGATAGACGGGCGCATGAAAAACTATTATATCGACTTCTTCGTGTTGTTGAAGCAGGCGGATGGCAATACCGTAAAGCTGGCCGTGGAAGTTAAGCCGCATTATGAAACCCAACCGCCTGTACCACCAAAGCGGAAAACCGATAAATCCCAAAGGCGCTATTTGCAGGAATGCGTGACCTATCAGCAAAACTGCGATAAATGGCGCTATGCCCGGCAATGGGCAGATGATAATGGGTTTAAATTTGTCATCATGACAGAAAACGAACTGGGAATCTAAAGAATCCTCTATGTGTGTTGGGAACTTAATAACCCCGCTTTATGCGGGGTTCTTTTTGGCTTGACTGAATCAATCAGCGAGTTCTACTTCAGAAAAGAAGCGTTTGATTTCTTCACGCATCGCTTCTTTTGACGGGTAAACATTGCTTACTGAAGTTCGGGTGGTTTCACCCTGTTTGGCAAAGGGGTAATGAACAACCGTTTCAATGCGGTAGCTGGTGATTTCCCCGCTGCTGTTAATTTCGGCGGGATAAACACAGGCTACCAGGGTCTCGGACAATGTGCTAACTGCTTTTTCAAACAAGGCGACGTTGGCAATCGGGGCAGAGTTTTTCATGGCTTCGATAATACGCATAATGGATTCCCTTTAATGTAAAAAGTGATTGGGGGTTAATTAAGGCTGGTTAGGGTAGGATGCGCCACCCTACAATAGCGACAGCGGCAATCCCGATAATAGTTACAGTACCCATGATGTACAACATGATAAAGCTCCTTCTCTTGGTTTTGGTTTAATCTTGGCAAATCGCGTTGAGTGCATCGCAATGCTCGGCAGCGGATGCAAACGTTGAGTGACAAACACCTCGGCGCAAGCGGCATATATCGGCTTCTTTGCCTTGCCAAAAGGCATGTTTAACGCTGAAATAGCTTTCTAGGTCGCTGGCATCAACGTAAAAGTAGGCGCTGTTTAGGGGAGGATGGAAACGAAGTTTACTCATGACTGTCGTCCTTTATTTTTGAATCCGTCGATAACCTACATTGGGATGCCAATCAGGCATACCTTCAAGAGGTTCCCATTCTTCAACCCATTTACCATCTCGGAGAACTTGGCATTCTTGGGTCTCCCAAAATTCCCAAGGGGTATCGGAAATCATGGCATCTTGAGCGAACTGCAGCATGAGTTCGGCGTGTACATGGGCAGGCATCTCAATTACTCCTGAATATCAAGTTCAATCGGCATCCCTGTTACTTGGGATAGTTTAATCAAGGCGGGGAAGGTATTTTGTTCAATTTTGGAAACATACAAATCCTCATCCCCTGTAGATTTGCGCAAAGTGGCGCATTCAATGTTTCCGCTGGCTGCTACCTTAACGGTAACATACAGCCCGTTGTAAGAGTCGAGGTCAAGGTCGACAGCTTCAAACTGCATAATCATTCTTCATCCTCCAAGTTATCATCATCGGCATTGCTGGCGGTTGGTATTGTATGGCAAATCAAGGTTTGCAGCAAATGGTCGTAATCGCTGCTTCGGCATTCATCCAATACAAGGTTAATCTCTTCAGAACTCCAACCTTGACGGCGGGCAGCTTTGGAAAACGCACCCATCAAGTAGAAAGCATTGCTATTCAACCCTACAAGGTCAAGTTCAACGGTTTTCGGCGGATTAAACAGGTTTGGCATTTCGGTTTCCTTATTTGGTTACATAACGGGCTACGGTTTCACGGGTATCGGCTGCTTCAATCCGTACATTCCATCCTGAAGCAAATTCATTGGTAATCTTGCGTTTCAAACCGCGAACAGTGTTGGCATCGCGCACATACTCAATATCGCATTGGGGATGGCGAACAATGGCAAGGTAAAACATGTTGGTTTCCTTTGTTTGTTGTTATCTATCACGGTTGCCATTATACCCTATATTGATTTAAATGCAATATGGTAAATGTAAAGATTGCGTAAAGTTTGTATTACACTTTTTCCTTGGAATATCTGCAGGGGTGTTACAGTTTTCTGAAGGAAAGAGCGGGAAATCCGTATATGCCCCACAGTCGCTTGAGACTGCGCACAGATTGCGACGAAGCATTAGGGTAATACCCTAGCCTACCTCTAGGGGTTGAAGGCCTAAATTTCGCATTTTTGATGCGAAAGGCGAAAGGCGAAAGAAAACCGCCAGCGGGATACTGGCGGTCTATTGGTCAATCATTAATGTCTATCTACAAATTCATGGTCATTCATGATTGCTTTAAAAATCAATACTTTTGTTTCTGTTGGTATGGGGTTGGTTGTTGAGGGTCAACGCCATAGCCAGCGAGTAACCATTAACATTTTACGGCGTAATCTTGATACTGCTGCTTACTGTAGGATTGTATCTTACCTTATGGGCTACCAGCAATCTTGACAATAACACATTGCCTGCAGGGTGGTTATCCCGCTTCATTGCTGCAATATATTCAGCCCGTGGTATCTTGCTATGTATCCGGTAGCTGCTCTCTTGGTAGTAATAGCTGTCAGTAATCACGCATTGCTGTTCAAGCACGCCCGTGTGGGATTTCCTAAGCAGGCCTGTGGTATAAACCGCAATCGGGCTAATATCTGCCTGCAGGCTGCCGTCATCATAGCGCCTTGCAGTATAGCGGCTGGACACCACTGTCGGTTCTACCGCTTCAATTTCTACAGGCCTGCCGATATTATCGGATACCGGGGTCAATACCGCGCCTTCGCCCTGTTCGGATAATACGGCCAAGCTTGGCAGGCTGTACAGGTAATAACCGTGATTGTCGATTGCTACCTGCTGGATTTTTCCTTGCGCTGTGACTTTAGTGACGCGGCCATAGAAGCCATTGCGGCTGCCTGATACGGCAATGATACCATCTCCTACTTTGTACTTCTTACCGCCGTTGGTAATGGTAATGTTTTGGATTACCCCATGGCTAATCTTGGCAATGCGATAAGTGCCATTCAATACATCGCCTTCTACAGGCAATACTGTGTCGGTGGCATAGGGGCGGTTGGCCGTGGGGTTGGATAGCTGCAGAATGCAGTGGCTAGGCACTTCAAGGCCTGTACTAAACCGCAATGTCTCAAACGGTAGCAGGCTATCACTGATACTGATAACCAAGCGCCCGGTATTGTCAATGACGGTAAACCTGTCGACATAGAAGCGGGCATTACTGGTCAGGCCTTGGCCGTGTAATTGATACTCGGCAAGCTGTTCATATAGCAGGCGCAATGCCGTGTCTGGCACATTGGTCAAATCACAATACAGGATTTGATTGCGTTCATTCAAGGCAAACGACGGCACAAGCATATCATCCCTTGGATAGCTTACTGTTGGTTCGTCGTTATAAAGCAGCTTGAACAGGAAATGCAGACCGTTCTTACTACCCCTTGCGCTGTAGTAATCACGAAGGAAGGTTACAAGCTGGCGTCGCTCAATCTTAATGGGCGTATCCAGCAAATAACCAAGGTCGGCCAGTATCTTATCCCAATACTGGCTCTGTTCGTTGCTGGTATCGTGATTATCCAAGTAATCGCTGACATACTGCAGGGGATTACCGTCTTTATACAGATAGGCAAAGTAGTCTGTCAGCAAGTTGGCAAAGCGCTGGTATTCCCGCTGAACATAGGATGGATACCGGGCTTTGATAAAGGATAGGTAGCTGTTATTCATCGATTACCCTCGTCTTCGTGATACGCACGATATTGTTTAAGGCGCTGGCCACGTCGGGATGCTTGGGGATTACTGTTAGCTGTATGGTCTCGTTGTCCGTATAAGCAGTCGTGGGATAGCGCAGGTAAATTAGGCCTGTGGCATAATCGATTGTACCGATTGCTTCGTGGATGGGATGCTCGGCATCGGCGTCGGCATAGATTGCGCCATTGCCGTCGTCGTAGATACTGAACTCGTATATCCCGTATTGTGCCGTGGCAGTCAGTGATTTAGGCTGGATGGCATTGCCAAAGTACACGGCAGTTTTGCCTGTATTATTGCGGGCAATCGTTACGGCTTTCTTCAGGCGCTTGCGGGTATAGCTGGATTTGATGCCTTGATGGGCATTCACAATGGCTTGGTTCAATGCCACGTCTGACAGGTAGGTATCAAATACGTTCAAGTGCTGGTCGTTATACTGCCTTACCGCATCAATAGCGGCATTGGATACTTCGCCATAGCTGCTTGATGTCTTGTCCATGTCGACAATCAGCACCACATCGATTTCGCATTCGATAAACTCAGGGTCGACAAATACCGGATGCGCCCCTAAGCGCTTAGCCGATTCCAATACACTGTTGCGTATATCGTCCTTGGCGCTGCTAGACAGCTTGTCGGCATAGTAGGGCTTGATGGATAGGAAAACGCGGTTATAGGTTTTCTGCCAATGCTCTTCTCCGCCCCAGACATTGACTGCCTGCACATTACGGAAACGGGAAAGGATGGCGGATTTATAGTCTTCTTCGTGGAACAGGCGATTTTGTCGGCGGAAATAGTTGAGCGCATTAAAGCGTACCGTTTCCAAGGATTCGCCGTCAGAGCCGCCGCTGCTGGTTTCGGTAGTTTCTAAGGTAAAACCGGATAGCGTGAACTCATTGCAGCCGTTACCCTGTTCGCCTGTGGTTGACAAGTATTCGGCCACAATCAAATCATCGTGGGCAGGCTTCTTACCAAATACATTATTGCCAAAGTAAATCTCATAGTAGCCGTCGGCAGTGGTCGTGATATAGAAGACCCTGCTTTGGCTGGTCGTATTGAATACGCTGTCGGCCAAGCGGTATTGCTCGCCGTCGTCATCTTCGGATTTGCGGATATACACGCGCAGGCTGTCAATATCAATAGTTTTATCCTTGATGACAAAGCGCTGATACTGCACCGATTCGTTCAGCTTGAACTTCCATTCACGCTTCACGCCTTCCTGCAGGATAATGGGCTTGCTATGAAAGGTATAGCTGCCATTGGGATTGCGTGTGTAATCGTACAGGTAAACATCATCGGGATTACTGAAACGCCTTGTCTCGGAAGTTCTTTGTGATTTGCCTGTAATAGTTTTCCACTTGTGCATCACAAGGAAGCCGTTGGTTGGGAAAGTATCAACCGTCTGCTTAACCACGGCTTCTACCCGTGACGCCCTGATACCTTTGGGCAGGTAGCCTAGGCCACGGGCTTTGCTGAATACAGATTGCTGCAGTTGGGCGCTGTCAATACTGGATTCGTTGTTCAGCATATAGGCATACACGCCGAAATTATGGGCATTGTATGCAAGGATGTTGAGCAGCGTGGCAATCCCGCCCGCTTCAAAATCATAGTCCGCGTATTTCGGGTCGGCCTTCAGGAAATCCTTTAGGCCTTGGCGGTAGCCTTTATAGTCAATAGGGTTCATCTGATACGCTCCACAAAGAATTCGATAGTCTGTTCGTTAAGCAGCGATAGCACGCTGAATGTGATTTGGATGCGGTAGCCTGTCTCGTCGTCACTGATATGGGCGTCAACCTTCTTGATGTCTGCCCGTGGTTCGAGTTTGTTAAACGCCCACTTGATACGGCTTTCTAAAGCGGCAGCCACTGCCGGGCTTGGTGTTTCAAACAATAAGGCTTGGATATGGCCGTGCAAATCCGGTTCAAATGGAATATCATAGGGGCGCATCTGCGCAATATGCAGCAAGGCGCGTTTAACCGCTGCAGCATCTGTCAGGAATGTAATATCGCCTGTCATCGGATGGGGCTTTAAGTTCAGGTTTAAATCGCTGTAATAGGCCATCTTATAGGGTCTCGTTTTCAAAAAACACGTTATGGCTGGCCGTCATGATGATGCTTTCGCATTTGCCATCTTCTTCAGGCGGACGGGTTTCCAGTTCAAACATGCCTTTGTAATTGTGATGGATGAGTTCTTGGGTATCGCCCCGGCGCTTCTCGGGAATATAGGTTTCAATGTAGGGCTGTGGCAGGGCATCGTCTAATACGTCTTTCAAGAGTGCTGCAGGCCTACCGTTTACCCAGACAGTACATTTCTCGCGCTTGGCAATCCTAGCATCATGTTGGCCGAGCATGTTTTGATGAAACTGCAGGCGGTCATGCGCCCGGGCACAGGCTCGGTTGTTGATATACACGTTAATGCTGCCCCATCGGATACGGCGGGGCGCAAAGGCATCATGGCCTGTGCAAAGGTCTTTCATCCGGGCTACGGCGGGCATATCTTACTCCGTACAGTATTTGTCAGTTGCCATTGCAAGCAGGAAAGGCCTTGTGTAATCATGGTAAATCCTTGTTTTTGCAATGGGTGGTTCTTCCACAGTATTTAACGCCTTGGGGATAAACTGTGGCTTGGATGGTTTCTTACAAAGTTCTGGATATATGTGATGGGTATCTACCATGTCAATATACTCCATACGGTATAGCCGCTATAGCTGTATGCGGTATTGGGCAAATCCTGATTGACGGTATTGCGGATAGACAGGATTTGTTCGTCAACATCGTCAAAGCTTCTACCGGGCAGGCTGTGATAGCGGATAAGCGTCACCTTGCTCGGCGTAATCTTGATTTCAAAGGCCGTGCTTCTATTGGGCTTGTCTTGCTTCAGGTTCTTGTAGATGTCGGGCAGGATTTTACTGCTATGCAGATGCATGACCAGTTGGTCAAAGTTGTTTCGATTGCGGGCATAGTGCTGGAGCAGTTCGTCTGGGGTTCGGATAATCGTACCGCTTGGGATGCTGTATTCTTCTATGTCTTTCGGCCTTGTGGGGTCAAGGCAGCTTGGGCATTTGCCTAGTTTGCTGAAACGGATTTCCGAAAACGGCACGGCCACGCCGTCAATCATCATGGCAGATTCTGGCGCTTTCGTTACCCCGCAAAGACCTCGAGTATCAATGCGCTTGGGCACAAACTCTGTCGGGCTTGGGCATGGCGGGCAAAGGCTGTTTAGCTTGGGTGGCTGATAGGGTTTAACCGGATTATCAGCGGCTTCTTCGACCACAATATCCGGGGCAGCTTTAAATCTGTCTCTGTCTAAGCTCCAGTTGTTATAAACGCGGATGCAGAACCATTTCTCGGTATAGGTTTCCGGTTGGTTTAGCAGGTAAAGTCTAACCTTAAACTTCCATACCCTGCCCCATGCCTGTGCCGTGTCGTCGTGGTTATCGCTGTACCAGTTCCAACTAGGGGGCAAATCGGTATTGTGTTCAGAACAGTCTAGGTTGCCGACCTCGCCCATAATCACGCCGCTGGAAATCAGGGTTAAGCCATCTGGCAGTTTGCCGTCAACCAATTCGTACACTAGGGTCTCGTGGCATTCAATCGGGCGCTTGCGGGTTTGCAATGCTGCAGAGGTGTAATAGCCGAAACCCGTTAGGGCTTCCATGCGCGAGCTAGGGGTATAGCCTTGCCGGGTTGCCGTGATATTGCCCTTGATAGATGTCTTAGGGTCGATATGCAGAAACACATCAACATCTGCCGGGATTTCTTTTGTGATAAGCGTATTGTGTTCGTATGAAACCGCTTGGCCAAATCCGATAAGCTTGTTGCCCTGCCTTTGGTAAAAGCTCAGGGTGTAATTGACCATATCGTATTCGGTAAGCAGGATACGGATGTTTAGGGTATCTGCCTGCCGTAAGCGGATGATGGCGGTAAAAGGCTTTCTTGGCTGCGCTTCAAAGCGTAAAGGCGTGCCTATCTGCAATTGCGGGTGGGTAATGCCCAATCGCAGGTCTCGGAGGATGTCTTGCAAAGCCATATCAATAACACCTGCCCTTCAAATCATGCCTAAACATTTTCTTTTCTACCGCTTGGATTTCATACTTGCTCTTATCTTCATCGCCGTTTTCATTGGCATACACGTATTCGTTATCCAAGCATCCTTCTTCTAGGAACTCGACTTCATATTTGATGGAAATCGCCACGGCCACCTGCTCGCCCATGTATGACATCAATGGGGGCTGATACAGGTCGGGTTCGACAATTTCGCCCGTATAGCTGGCAGATTTGAACTGTACTGTAGTCGATAAAGCCACGCCAATATGGTGACCAAACCATGTGCGGGGCGCAAAACTGTCAATGGTCAATACCGCTTGGGAAGTCTCGCCAAAGCACTGCTCGGTTTCAAATTGAGTATGGCGTTCTAAATCCCAGCGTACTTGCTCGCCTGTCAGGCTTCTAATCGTGGTATCGTGGTCGGGATTAGGCGCATCCAGTTCAATGTCGGCTCGGTGAATATCCGGTATCAGGTTGCCAAAGGTAAGGCGGATATTCAAATCCTGATAGAAATCATTAAGGCGGATTTGGTCGCCTGCATAGCTTTCGGGTTCGAACTTAATCGGGTCGTACAAATCCACGAAGATTTGCTCGCCGAACCGGCTGTCGGTTTGGCCGTATCGCGGTGCTGTCAGCAAGGATACCGTTACCTTGGTTTCAATATCCGTGCTGCAGCGCCATCTTTGGTCTTCATAATGCGCCAGCTCGATATTGAACACTTCGCCGTAGGTATGGATGTTCTTGCAACATTTGCAAAGGTCGAAGTGGGTTGTTTCGTAATCAAACGATACGTCGTTCCATGCGCCAAATACGCTTGGGTAGGGATAGAAAAGCGGGCTTCTTAGGGCATGCAGTGAAACATTAACCTGTTCGCCCAGCGGGCTTTCTATCTGCAGGGGGATGGCAGGCGGGACTGACAGCGTGGCATCGGCTTGGATGCCTAATGATGTGCCTGCCTTGTAAACCGCTTCGGTTCGAATATCAACGAAGTTGGTTTGACTGCCAACCTGCGTGTAAATCCAATCGGATTTGTCAAGTATCCAATCGCCCGCCTTGGTTTCGCTGCCTGTATGGCTGGCAGCTTCATACAGGATAAACGTCCAGCGGGTGTCAAACTTGGCTACATCGTAGCCGATATATGAACGAGCTTCGCCTAGCGGTATATCCCTAGGGATTTTTAAATCATCAACCTTGGTTTCCGAGCCATCATAGGCACGGATATGGCGCAAGGCCACATGGGATAGTACAAGATTAGACGCTTCGGTGTATTCACCGAGTTCGGTTTTGGATTTCGGTAACTCGACAGGCTTCAGCGTTTGCTTAGTCAGCTCAGGCTTATTGGATGCAAAGCCGTGGGCGCTATCGGGTTGGAAGTGTGGCGTTGCCTGCAGGCTCGGAGTTACAAGGCTGCCAGTTTGGATATGTACCGATACAGTCGGGTTTAACTGCAGGGGCGATACTTTGATTTCCGAACCGTGTTCTGATTTCGGGTCAAAGAATACGGTTGGGAAAGCTTTTAACTCAATCGCTATTGCGTGGCCGTTTGATTTTGATGCAGCTTCTAATAGGATTGATGTTGTGAGCTTGATGGCGATATTGTCGCCGTGGCTACTCTTGATGTCCTGCAGATAGGGGATGCGGGGAACTTCAAGCGTTAGCTTGTTGATGTCATAGCCTAGGTAGGCTTCGCATGGGAAACCGGGCGTAATCTGTACAGTGGTTGAAGCATAAAAGCCGTGGCCGCTGTTGATAACGCTGAACTCTGCAGGTTCGAAGATGTAGGTATAGCTGCCTGCGAAGCTGCTTACATTGCCTAGGGTTAAACCGCATCCCGCATAGGGGAAGTTGAAATCGTTTTCAGGTTCGGGATAATAGCGGCAATTGTGGTCGTAGTCATTCAGAGGAGTAGCCCGATACTCCCCGAATTCGATATTGCGCCAGTTATCCGCCATCTGTTACCCCTTACGGCTGGATGTCTAATTGTTCGTAGGGCACGATAAAGCCGTATGCCCTGAATTTGACTGTGGCATCGTGCTTATGGAAGGCAAATACGTCCACGCGCTCGTTGCTCAACAAGTCAAAGATATAAACCCCTGTTACCGGATGTGACGTTACTTCGCCTAATAGCTTACCGCTGTCATGGCTGTAGATGCGGATAGTGGCGTCGGTAGGGTTGCCCATAAGTGTTACAGTGCCGCGTATGCGGTAAACGGTATCGTAATTGCAGTGGGCTTGAATCTTCTCATTGGATAATGCCCGGGGATAGGTGGTTAATGTCGATAAATCCGCTGCCAAGTAGTGATGATGGAAGGGGCTTGATAGGAAATGAACCCCGGTAGTACCGCTCTGTGGGTCTGCCCGGTGGTTATAGTCTTCCAGCACCATGTTGCCGTCAATCCAGACGCAATACTTGTCGCCCTGCTTGCGGATAACCAAGTGATGCCATTCGTTGAAGGTGATGCTATCGGCAATCGGGATTTGAATATCAGTAGACGCCAAATCCATTTCCATTGCCCCGCCTACCTGCTGTCCACGACGACTGTTAAACCATATCGTCAATTGTTCATAGGGAAACTGCGTGTGGGCTTGCTGAAACAACACGCCCCGGTTGGCATCGGAAGTCCTGAAGAAGAACTCGATTGTGTAATCACGGTTAAGGTCAACCAGTTTGGTGTAATCTTGAGCCTGAGCTTTGATATGCGTGCCGTTGGTAAAGCGTATCCCGCGCGTGCCCGTAATCTTGCCTATCTGCCTAGGTTCGGCATTGCGGTAATTGCCGATAATGCTTAGGCGGGCATTGTGCAGGGTCGATACCGTCATTTCGATATAACCCTTAGACAAGGCATCGTCGTCGAAGCGGCAATAATTGCTTGGGTTATCTACCCTAAGCATTTCATCATAGTTCCAAATGCGCCTGAACAGTTTAACGATTTCAAGGTCGGTTATGGCTCGGGTAAAGATAGCCACAGCATCGAAATCATAGGTGCGCGTTAGGCGGTCGCTGTACAGCTTGGTGGCATCGTAGGGCAAGGCCTGCCCGCCAAGAGTGAACTCTTTTGAACCTGCATCGATTGTAAAGTGGTTAACGTCGACAAGGTCGGAAATATCCTTGGATGCAATCAGGTTGCCGTCAATGAAGACTTCTAAAACGTAATCCTTGAAACGAATAACCAGCCAAGTTGGCCGTCCTGCCAAGCGGGCGGGGATGATTTCGCCATTCCCTGTTAATACGGGTTGGGCTAGGGGATGCAGTTTGATTTCCCAATGGCTAGATGTTGTCCAGTAATAGTGTTGGGCTAATGTAATAATCCCGCCGTGGCTAAACAGGATGTCGGTATAAGCCCCCCGACGCCACTTGCCGTCGGTATCTTGGTCATTGCCCCATTCAGCTTCACCACGGTTGACCAGCATGGAATAGGTGAATTCTTTGTTGCCGAAATTGTAGGCGAGGTTATTTGGGATAGACACCATCGCTTTGGGGAAGCGGGAAAAGCCTGCCCTTTCGGCTGGCTTGTTTGCCCCTGTAGGGCAGAACCTTAGTGAGTATTGGTCAAACTGGTCAAGTTCAATCAGGCTTCTACCACCTGCTCGGTATCCAGCATAAACCAGTTCGTTGCTCTCTTGGGCAATGATGCCGTCTTGATTGCGCATCTCATCAATGATAATGCCGCTGTCGATAAAGCGCGTGCCCGTATTCCACACTTCGCCATCAAAGCTAATCAGCGTGGCGGGCTGCATATCCTGAAGTAATTGTTTAAATCCTGCCATTTGTACAAGGCCTCTTTATTATCGCTATTGATATTTAAACAGGCAGACTTGGCGGGATAGATTGAATGTGGTTGAGCGTGGCAGAGAAATAAATCAGGGAATAGGCCACAGTCGCTTCACAATGCGCACAGATTGCGACGAAGGGGTTGAGGTAGGCTAGGGTATTACCCTAGGGGTTGATGGCATGAATTTCGCAGCTTTCGCTTTCGCGCATAAGAAAACCGCCAGCGGGATACTGGCGGTTGGTTGATTACTTGGCTTAATTTACGTTATGCAGAACAAGGCTGGTTTGGCTGAACCCGATAAAAACGGCATAACCCATTTCATAGGCATACTCGGCAATCTCGGGCATCTTTTCAGCGGGCAAATCATAGTAAGCTCGCATTTCCCCTTTCTCTGGCATGATTTGGCGCTCAAACCATTCGGGGATATTGAAGGCGGGTTTCTTAACAATGATATTGCTGTCATTGCATCCCGCGTAAACAATGTATCCGTAGGCAATCAGGCATTCTACAATTTCTGATACATGTTCTGCGGGAACGCTTAAAGCTTTCATCCGTCCTTCTTTGGGCAAATCTTGCTGTTTCATCCAATCGTAAGCGCTGAAGAGGTTGTTCATTTTCTGTTTCCTTTATGTCTGTTGTTATCTATCACGGTTGCTATTATACCCTATATTGATTTAAATGCAATATGGTTAATGTAAAAAGCAAGAAAATCCCCGCCAAATGATATGACGGGGATTAATCATTAACATTCTATCGCTTTTTAAGCAGCTTTCTGATTTTCTAGTAATCCCTTAAAACTTAAGGATTTCCTTCTCGGCGGGTATCGGTTGGTTGTTGAGGGTGCAACCGATACCTACTCGAGCAATCATTAACATATTATGTATAAGCGATAATGCGCAGGTTTTTAATCAGCGGGGGCACTGCGCTGTTTTTACTGCGCCCTACCAGTTTGACCTTAAACTCGCTAAACAGATGCTGTGCCCCGGTATGGGCTGGCAGCAGGTCGGAAAGCAGCAGGTCAATCTCTACCCTATCATCAATCGTGACGCTGGTAGCAGTCTTATCATAGCCCGTTACCAGTATCCAAGGCGCTGCATTGATGTTATCCACGCCAAGAGTTTTCAGTTTGACGTAGATGTCAATATCGGTATGGGCAGGCTTGAAGGCATCAAACCACAGGCGCAGGTCGGCTGCAGGGTTTTTCAGGATGGCAGTCTTGGTCACATAGGTAAAGTGTTCGCTCCCGCCTTCGGGGTTGGTTTCAGGTTTAAACCTGCCGCTACCATTGGGATTCCTGTCAAGCAGGTCTGCAGTAGTCCAAGCCACGTCATTGCTGATACATACCGCGCTAAAGGTATCAATATTGACTTGCGGGCTTAGGTATTTGCTGCCTTTCAGCTTGGCGGTAAGCTGGATAGACGCCCTGCCTGCCATACGCTCATTCTCGTTGACGGTGCTGGCAATCTTGATTGGTCTGTCAAGATAGCGGTCATCGTTCAAGTTGAAGGTTTTGCGTGGCAGCACGGAGTAGTTATCGGATGCAAACAGGCTGTTGGCTTCCCCATGCGATACCGCTTCAAAGCTCCATTCTTCTGTGCCGTCATGCAGCAGGCGAACCCCGCTGATATTCAGCATATCGGCTTTATGGTTAATCAGGGCGATACTACCGGATGCGCCAAAGCGGCCAGTCTGCAAAGCCTGCTGGTTGACTTCAATCACGAAGGTTCGGCTGTCGTCGACACGTTTTACTTGGTGCTGCTTGTTCAGCAGTTCAAGCGGGATACCGTTTGTGGCCAATGCGCCGATTTCATTTGTAAAGCGCCCTGCAGCCTGTTTGATGTCGTAGTCTTCCACGGCCAAGTCAAGATAGGCTTTGAGCATGTCTTTATTACCAGCCTTGCGCAGATAGGGGTTGGCAATGAAGGGGTCGTTATTGCTGATGACGCCTTCCAGCATGGCCAGCTTAACAATGGCGGATGTGGGTGTGGTGTAATCAATGGATTGCACGACGGCCTTAGCCCTGCCGTTGTTAATCTGCAGCTCGTGGCCGACCATCAAGTGGCCGTTAGTCAGTTCGACATGATATTCAAACTCGGGATACAGGCGCAGGTTAAGCTTATCGCCTTCAACCAAGCCGTGGGGGTTCTTGGTATAAACGCGTACCAAGTTGCTGTTGGCCTCGGTTTCAAACGGCGCATCTACTAATGGGGCAAACTCTGCTCCACCGGATATGTCGAAGCGGACAGTCATATCGGTAGAAGTGAACTCGCAGACATAGAGCTTGTACATGATGTCTTCGTATTGCTCGGCATTCCACGTGCTGCCGTTTTGGCTGCGGAATGATGAACCCAATGTAACTTGGGTGTCCACTACCTTGTTGGGCACATTTACTGCAGTTTCACCAAGCTTGGCAACCCACACGCGAGTGGCCGGGCTTTCCCCGCCGATTACAAAGCAATACTCACGGCCTTTCTGCAATCTAACAGGCACGGGGAATACCACATGTTCGGCAGTCTTGGCGTCAAGGCTGGCATGAAGTTTGTCGGTCTGCAGCACGTTTTTGGATAGCACGGTTTCAGTCGGATAACCGTTATCCATCTCGCGGATTTCCAACCAAATCTCGTCGCCCTTGGCCAAGGCTTCAAAGTAAACATCAATTGCGCAGATGAAGCAGTCATAGTCGAACTTAAAGCTTTGCGCAATCGGGTCACTACCGCCACGGCCACCACGGCCACCATTGCTTTCCCTTCGGAAGGTTCTAGAAGTCCGTGAAACGCTGGTATTGGTGCGGGTATTGGCACGGGTCTGCGTTACTTGCTGCTCATTGTAGGTAGCAGTAGCCACGTTCATGGTCAGGGCTTGGCGCTGCGTTTTCAACCCGCCTGCAAAGAACTGTGTTTCAGCGTAGCTGGTTTCGTTCTTTTCATCCTTGGTGTTTTTCGGGTCATTGGTAACTCTGACTTCTTTCGCTCCAGTGAAGAAGCGGTTGGCAGGGATATTGATAATCCCGCGCAATACACCTTCGGCATTGGATAGCAGCAGGTTATTGGTCACGGCATGCTGAACATCTTCGCTATTGCCTGTGGCCGTGGTCATGGCGGTTACGTTCTGATTGTCGAAGAAGACATAGAAGCGGGTATTGGGCGCAAGGCCTGCAGCCGTGAACTCAATTTGGGTAGCCCGCATGTAGGGCATCATCTTCACATCGGTAACAGCGTCATAGCGATAGGTATTAGTACGACTTTCAATGCTGCCACGGGTTTCGGTTCTTGTGTCGATTGAGTTCGTGGTCGTGGTGGTAGTCGTAGTCGTTGTCTCGGTAGTGCTGCTGCCAAACGAGCTTAGACGGCTGCCACCGCTGGTTTCGCGGGTCGTGGACGTACGCGTGCTTTGCCCGGTTACCTGTGATTGCAATGTACCCAAACCGCTATTAACCGTGCCATTGCCCTGCATGGTGCTGTTGGCGAATACCCAATCATTGAATGCCGACACAATATTGTTTTGGCGGTTCACGATTTGCTTCAGGGCGTCCACGCCGGTGTCGATATTGGCCACCATATCGGGCTTGCGTTCTACGTCAGCCCATGTATCCACGTTGGGCGTCAATACCAACTGGCCAGCCTTGCGGTAAATCAGATAGGGGTTGATGGATAGCGGTCTTGTGCCAAACGGCTGTTCATCGCCCAATACCTTTTTGAAAGGCAGCATGGCAATCCCTGCATTAACCACGGCGTTTTGTGATTCATTGGGCTTGAACTCGGCCTTGCGGCTCACCATGGTATAGGTAGGGCGCAATTCCTTGCGGTTCTTGTCAATGGTGCAGCGATACTCGTGGCTGGCGGTTTCACCGGTTGAGTGCTTACTGAAGTCGTCAACCATAAAACCGTTTTTGTAGCGGTCAAGGCCGTTGGAATCCTTAACGTTTGCCCCTGCAGCTTCGCTTTCAAGCATGGATAGGGATGTATAGTATTCCAAGTTGTTGATACGGGTTTCCAGCCTGCCAATATCGCGCATGGTATAGCGTTTGTTTTCGATACGCTTAACCTTAACATCTTGGTAGTTGTAGGTATAGGCCGGGATGGATACTTCATACAGCGGCATGATGTCGTCGGTCAGATTGGTCGGCGGGGTCGGATTATCGGATGGCGTGCCGTATTCGTGGAAGAAGTGGCCATCGCGGTCAACACACAAGTAATCGCGCCTGCCGACATAGTATTCCACATCAAATACCGCCGTTTCCTTGGTAGCGGGGATGGCTGCATCCACGTTATCCAAATCCATAATAACAGGGCGGAAATCCAAGATGCGGTCGACGCTGTACACCTTGCCTGTATAGGATACGGCCACGGGCAGGTTGGCATAGGTAATACCGCTTTCTTCATCATCGAGTACCTGCTTGTAGCTGTCGATAGTGAAGTAGCCCGCGCTATTGGTATCGCTGTGGTTGAAGTAGCGGATTTTAACCTCAATCATGTCATGATTGTTGTTTACCTGCTTGCCCGCTTTCTGCTTGATGGCAGATTCTTTGTAGGCATAGTGGGTCACGCCGTTATACAAATCGAAGTTGGCCGTAATATCGTCAAACTGTGCAGGCGTAGCGGCGTTATAGCTGTGGACATATTCGATTTTGTAGGCATCTGCCCTCTGTACCTTAATCAAGTCGTGGAAGTTATTAGTGTCGGTGCGCTTGATATTGGTAATGATGTGAGTGGCCGACTGCTTGGTCTTTTCCATCACATCCAAGCGCTGCAGGTTATGGATGACATAGATGTCTTTGCCTGCATGCGTACCGCCTACATCTACAGACAGGGTAGTGCCTGCCGGGGTAACGGTATTGCTGTCAGCCTTGATGGATTGATAGTTGCCCGCGCTGCCCACAATCAGGATGGTATCGCGGATATTGCTGTCAAATACGCCGTTGTGAGTGGTAAAGGTATATTTGCCCTGCGCATCCAAGCTGGCTTTCAGTTTTACGCGCAATGTGATATTGATACTGCCCCTAGTGTTATTGTCGCTGTCGCGCAATGATTTCACGTTGAGGTTGCTGGTATCAAAGAACAGGTTCTGTTCGGATTGGTTGTTTACCGTGAACTCGCCATTCGGAACTGCCAAGAAGCGGGCAGTTTCATTGGATACGCATTTCACGGGATTCGCGCCTGCGTTCATTGACAGGGCAGTCAGGTAATAGCGCCAAATCGGTTTATGTTGAGCGTTTTCGCCGATATATACCGCATCGGTAACAATAGCCGAACCGACTACAGCGCCAGTCGGGGCATCGCTATTGGGTTCGCCGTCATAGAACTGTACTTCCTTCATGGAGACAATGGATTTGCTGGAAGGATTGTTCGGCCATACGGAAAGGCCGTCCAGCGGAACCAAATCCATGTAGGCACGTTCGGCAAAGTAGATACTGCCGTTTTGTATCTTGTTGGTCGTGCGGGCTTTGGACACGTTTACTGTCGAATCGTAGATGGTCTCGGTGCGATAGCCTTTAACGTAGGCAATGCCGCTGCCGATAACAGCCTGCAAGAGTGATTCATCGCCATCCAGTTTGAAGCCGACGTGGTCATTCACACCGGATTTCTTGTGTTCGCGGTAGCGTACTTCAAACGGCACGACGGTATAGTTGCCGGATTCTTCATAGGTGCGCTTGGCCAGCGTATCCATTAAATCGGCATACTGGAAGTCGGATTTCAATAGCTGCACATAACCATCTTCAATCACAGCCAGTTCGACAAACTGCGTGCCGTCTGCCACGGCATTGTTGCGTTTTACCAAATTGAAATTGACCACAATGCGGTCTGCGCCACGGCTGGCTTCATTAGGATAACCCAAGGCATTGTCGTATAGGGTCGGGTCTTCCTCGGCAGTAACAATGCGCTCAATTACGTCAAAACCGATTTTGCAGGTTACCGGAGCGCCGTATTTGCTGAATACTAATTGGGAAGCGGCTACGGATACGAAGAAGCCGTTATAGTAATAAACCCCATCGGCCACGTTGAAGAACTTAGCGCCAAATGCACAGGGGTCAATCTCGTTGACGTCATCTGCAGATTGCGGGCAAGACGGGCAGCGTACCACTACCTTGTAAACGGTATTCAGGTTGGCATCTTTAACCTTCAGGGTCTCGCCATTCAGGAAGCGGTGCTGTTGGCCGTCAATGCCTGTGGCGGTATAGAGTACAAACAAGGTTACAGGGTCGCTTTCTTCTTTGGGTGTCCAAGCATGCAGTTTGGCCTTAACCCCGCTGGTCTCGCCTTCCAATTCGATACCCTGCTTGAAGAAATCCAGTTTAGTGGTATTGCCGTCGGCGTCTAGGTCTTTCAGGCGCACATATTCATGTTCGACAATGGCAATGCTGCCGTTTGAAACGCGGCTGCCGTTTTTGAATACATGGTCGGCAAACTTGCCCAGTTGGTCTTGGACAATCGATTGCGCTTCGTTGAGCTCCCTTGCCTGTACAGGACGCCCGGCAGCAAAGAGAACATGCTTGTGGTTCTTGCTGCCTGCATGGGTGTCGAAATACGGAGCTTGTTGCTTGTCAGTCATTGCATTACTCCAAAACAATAGTCAATGATAGGTTTTCTTCTTGCCCCGCCGTGCGCTGCTTGGCTGCAAAATCCTGTATCAGCAAAGGCAGGCCTGTCTTTTCGATAACCTGATAGGCGGGGTCGCTGTAATTGGGGTTCAATGGGGCTGCATAATATTGTGCAGATGCGGGCTTGCCTTTGGCGGTTAGGCCGGTGGCAATGGCCACATAATCATACTTGCTGTTATCCCCGGCGGGGTCTATGTAGCCCGTAATATCGCTTACCGTGATATTTAACAATAGGGCATTGGTGTTGGATAGCATCACACCGCTGTTGCCATCATTGAGTGTCACGGCCTTGGCCACTGCCCCTGCTTGGCCTGCAGTGATGATAATCTCGGCATGGGTATAATCCTGCCCCTGATTGGTTACGGTATAGCCTGTGATTGCGCCGACATTATCGATTACGGGTTCGGCAGTCGCTCCTGTGCCATCCCCGATTACAAATACCGTGGCGTGGGTATAGCCCGACCCCGTGGATTGTCGGTTAATGGCTGTTACCTTGCCGGATGTGATAACGGCTTCAGCGGCTGCGCCATTGCCCTGCGCATCTTTGTTCTGTACTGTAATGATGTCGCCGTAGTTGATTTGGTTATTGCTACCGGATACCCAAATAGAACTGATTTTCTTGGCCGGATTAAGTTCTACCTTAACCCCTGCAGCGCTGGCTTTTGGTTCGACGAATTCGCCGTGCTGTTGCAGCAGGGTCACATCAACCAATGTTTTCAGGCTGTCAAAGGCCAAGTCGTCGACAGGAACGTGGCTGTCACTGATAAAGCGGTTGTACAGAGTATCGACCTTGCCGATATAGCGCCAAATATACCCATCTAGGGTTTGGAAGTTATGAGTGCCGTCTTCAGTTGGTTCTACTGTCGAAGCCCCGTCAGCTCTCACGCAAATGTATAACTGGTTTTGCGTATTGCGCAAGATGGCGGATAGGCTGGCGGTATAGACGGTATCTTTAACCCATGCCGTGGCCTTAGCTCCAAGGCGGGCATTTTCTGAATTGAGTTTCTGCGCATAGAAGGCATGCGGGATAGGCTGGCTGCTATCACGGCCAAACAACAGATAGCTGTTCTTCATGTTTGGATAAATCCCGCGTACCGATTCGACGAAAATCCAAATCACCTTGCCGTCGGTCGCTTCGCCGTGAAGATGTACCGGGGGAACATCACCGCATCGCCCGGCAATCTTGGCAATATACTTGTTCTGATTATGCAGGCGGATGTCGCCTAATGCCACATCTTCTCCCTGCTTCCAATCGGCGGTTTCGCGGCTGCCTAGGTTGCGTACGAAGGCGCTCAATAATCCTACAGTCAAATAGCCAGTCATGGTTTAGTATCCCTTCCTAACATCTTCGGCCAGTACAAGGTCGATTTCTGAAAATTTCAAATGCATCTTGATGTGGCTTGGAAAGCCGTTGCGCATTACCGACATCATGCCTGCGCCTGTGTAATTAACATCAATCCCCGTAATCACGCAGCGCTTAAACTTGTGCATGTAGCGGTTTTCTTTGCCGCGCCACATGTAGGCTATCTCAACTTCATTGGGATAGCCCAAGAAGGAAGGCTGGTCGGCAGCCGCGCCGGGTGGCAGGCTATGCGCCCTGAACTCACGGATGATATTGTCAATTAAATCGCAATCTGATTCGACATGCGGGTAAAACGTGAAATCCATAGCGAAGGTTCGGAAATCAACGCCACGGAAGAGCATAGTCAAATAGGGATTGCGTACCTGCCCGGATAATGCCCCGCGCAGTTGGTCAGCCGTGGCTCTGCCACCACCGTATTGCGCCATACTGGATGCAGCGCCATAGGCCATATTAGAACCAAACAGCTTGACGGTATCCCATGCCCCGCCCGCGAGAGTTGAAAGAGACATCCCGTCTTTCTGCGCCACCATCTGCCCGCCAATAAAGCCTAGACGCTCGGTATCCCATGAAACGGTATTGGGATTATTCAGGCTTTCCGGCATAAACAGGTTGATAGTCTGCAAAGGCGTGCTGTCTTTAGGCGACTTGCGCTTGTAGATGTCAAACTTAATCCATGCGGGGAAATGGGTTTCATCAAGACTAATCCCCTGCGGATAGGTTAGTAATGCAGCCATAGGCCACTCTCCAATATAACTATTTTCCTTTATCAAAAGAGCCGTAAGACCCCATCCTTTAGGGCAGGGATATAAGGCTTTACATTCTGTTATTTAATCTGTTATAATAACAATAACACATTGTAATACTTTCAAAACACGTTAGCATGTATCAAGTTCTCAAATTACGCATATACCGTAAACACTATGTCAAGTTAGATAAGCTGTCAAGTGCGGTGAATTTCGTTTGGAATTATGTTAACAATTTGTGCTGGCAAATGTGGCGCAGGAAACGTATCTTTCCCTCGGCGTACGATATACACGAATACACCAAAGGAGCAGGGGAAGAACTAGGCTTACATTCGCAGACTATCCAATTCATCGGCGAGAAACACCACCAATCACGCAAACAACACAAAAAAGTCAAACTGGCTTGGCGAACCAACCGACCTGATGCCGAATCAAATAAAAGTATTGATTTTTAAAGCAATCATGAATAGCCTTGAATTTGTGGATAAATGTTAATGATTTAGCAAGGCATCCCTGTCTAACCTTGGTAATATCCATACCATGCGAAAGCTCTCGAGTCGCATAGGCCTAAATTAAGCGAAATTCGCTTGTTCAACCCCTAGAGGTAGGCTAGGGTATTACCCTAATGCTTAATCGCAATCTGTGGCCATCTGTGACCCGAGAAACGCTATGTTCAGATAAAAGTAAAACCCGCATTAAGCGGGTTTCTTTCGTCTTACTGTAAAACCTTGGTTTCAATCTCTTGACATCCTCCCCATCCTGAAGGCCGGGGATTCCTACGAGTTCCTACGCGAAGCGTGAGTTACTTTCGGCGGGTTCTTGCTGCTGATTGCCTTACTGCGCAATTCACTTCACAAGCTCAACGGGCATACCCTGCCCTGATGGCCGTGCATTATACACTATGTCTCTGTGAAATGCAATATGGTATCAAATACGAGACGATACGAAAGGTTTATGTTTTTATATCCTTGCCCTAGAGCTCTACAACTTGAATCTCGTAATCAAATTGCTGCTCTTCATATATCCCCAAGCGCTCGACAAATTGGTTATACAGGTAGTTCTTGTGTTTCCTGCCCCTGCTCATATCGTCGACAATGTCATACAGGGTAGCCTTGGTCTTACCATCGGCAATGCGCAATACACGGCCTATGGATTGCAGCAGGCGAATTACTGATTTAGTAGGATGCGCCAGTATCAGGTTATGAACATTCTTAACGTTAATCCCCGCGCTGAATGTGCCATAACTGGCAAACAATACGATATTGTCTTGCCCGGCAAACTTGGCGCGTATCAATTCTCTTTCTTCTACCGGGGTCTCGCCGGATATGTAGAAAACTTCCCTGTTATGTTTGGCGGCTATAGCCTTGGCTGCTTCAAACATCGGCTTGCCGTGGCCGTCTACAAAATTGAACAGCACTAGCGTGTTATGGCTGCGTGTCATGGTCAGGTTTAATACGGCTTCCATCCGGGGCGGATAGGACGTAATCACATCTATCTCGGCTAGGTATTTGGCCGTGCCTTGATTTCCGCCTTTGGGTATGGATAAGGCTTGTTTCAGGAAGGCGTGGTCTTGATAGTCGTACATGATGCAGCGTATGTCGAGACTGGCCAAGTTGCCGTCTTTCATCAATTGACGGGTGCTGCGTGTCTTGATGATATTACCGAACAGGGCGCGTAATTGCATTTCATGGCATTTCGTGCCATTCAATGTGCCTGTTAGGCCAAAGCGCAGGATATTGGTCTGTGCCATCTTGGCTATCATACCGGATATAGATTTGCCGTCGGCCTTGTGAGCTTCATCGCAGATATAGCATTCGAATTGGCGCAAGTAATCGGCAGGCTGCTTGTACATGGATTGCCAAGTGGATACCACTACCCGCTTGTCAGTATTGGGGTCAATCCCATTATAGACCTTATGGCATTGCTCGGATACCTTGAAGGGGTCTGTGGGTTGCTCGTAATCGGCAAAATCAGATACCATTTGTTCAACCAGTTGGGTTGTCGGAACTGACAGCAATATCTTGTAATCTGTATGTTCCAGTAAGAAACGACACAGCATGAACTGAATTAGGGATTTACCGCTACCCGTCGGGGATAGGCATAATGCGCGATTATTGACTATCATGTCCTTAAAGGCATCGATTTGATAGTCGTATGGCTCAAACCTGCACCACTGGTCTTGCTTGGCCAAGAAGCTGTCTACGTCGAAGCGCTCAAGGAAGTTGCCGTTATGGGTATCAACGTGCAATGCATAGCCTTTGGATTGTGCCCATTGCATAAAGGGATAGATTAGGCCAAGCGGCAATAGCCCGATATGCGGGCTAAACAGTCTCAAGTATCCATCCCACAAGCCCATTTTGTACTTGGGCGTAAATTGGTAGCCATTGGGGCGGTAACTGAACTCGTCGCGTATCTCGCAGGCAATGTCGGGGCTGCATAGGATACGGGCGTTTAGGTGATTGGCAAATGCTATTGTGATGTCTGTCATGATGAAAAAATTAAATGCCTTGTTGATACTTGATATACTCAATCGTATTGCGGATATGGAAGCTGCGCTGTGAAAGCTCTTTGAGGAAAGACTCAATTGCCGATATTTTCAGGGTCTGCGTATAAAGACGGTTCTTCAGGGCATTAAGCTGTTTGTCGCTATCCATCCAAATATTCAAGTCTTGTTTTAAAACCTTGTGATGCAGCGGCTCGGCCTTATAGGCTTCATCCGGCAGCTTGCCCATGTAGTAAAGCTGGCGCTGCTTAACCAGTTCGGCAATTTCAACCTCTAGGCCACGGGCTACGATTAGTTCGTCTGCCAAACGGCGTATCCATTTACCGTGTAATCGTGGTGCGTCTAAACCCGCCGTATCAAGGCGGGTTATGTCTATGATGCTGTCTTTTTCGATTTCTTTAAGGATTTCTTCCAGTAGCATTATTGTCCCACACTCTATAATAGTATTGGTAGGCAAATGTGGCGCTGCAGACCTGTACATCGGGTTCGACAACTGAAGTATCAAAGGATAACTGCTCAAGGTCGGTAACGTGAGCGCCTACAAAGATGTAAGTTTTATGCAGTGTACTATTTTTCGTGTACAAATGCAAAGTTAAATCGCGCCACGTTTTCATCGGGGTATTAGACATCATGGTTTCCCGCATCCATTCATGCAGACGGTCTCTGACTTCGTTGTTTTCGTCTGCTAAGAAGTCTACCACTAGACGGTCATAGGTCGGGGTCTCGCCTGAAAAAGCTGCAATGCCGTTTTGATAGGGTGTATCAATCGGGAGCAGGCGGACTGCCGGAAGCATGGTGCGCTGGATGGCGTAGTTGACGTCGGATTCGAACGGGATAACCAAAACGCCTGCTTGGTTATCCATGTTGTTATATCGGTTATTGGCTGCCATAGTGAATCCTTAGTCGACGTATTTGTGTCCCCAAGCGCCGATAACGATTTTATAGCGCTCGCCATTCCGTAGGTTATCCATCTGCAGGGTGAAGTCTGAAGTCTTGGCACGCTTGGCCACTGCATACAGGGCAGTCTCTACGCTATCGTCTTGATGGGCACGCCAGCTAATCCCATCGGGGTTGAAGACATTATCATAGGCTGCAAAAGCCTTCTTGATGATGTTCAAAGTCAGTTTATCTGTGCAGATGCGGTAACGGTAGGCATCATAGGCGGAAATATCGAAAGCGTCGGTTGTCATGGATAGTACTCCTAATCTACTTCGTAATATGGCAATGTGTTAATCCATTCTACCAAATACAGCGGCGACCCTTCTTTGGCAGCCTTGCGCCCTTTTGGAAATAATGTAACAAATGTCACATCATAGTGTTTACTTCCATCCGGCGCTATCTTGGGAGGAAACACATCAAACACGCCGGAAAAATCTGTTGAACGCGAATAAATAACAATTTCCCTATGGGCAGCATCAGGTATCTGCTTGGCATACTTATCTAAAAATTTGTACACTTCGCGGGGATGGGGTAGCTTTGTCAAAGAGACGCGACGATAATATCGGGCTTTTGAGTGAAACCGCCAATTAAACGTAATTTCGACATCATCTATCTTTACCACCCATTTCTTCGTTAATCCGTAGAAGCGGTCAAACACAGCCGCATCTTTTATATCAAGTTCTTTTTGGTCAGCTTTGGATAGCGAGCGGTAAAAACTTTCATACCCGCGTAAATCTTTTGGCACATCTTCGTAGTTAAACGCTTCAATTAACAAATATTCTTTAAATGTAAGCATACAAGGCTTCCCGATAGTTTTTTTGTTGCATATATTTAACCACCCGCATAATAACGGGTGGCTATTGATGATTAGTAAAATGGTATTAACCGTTATTCCATAAATCGGCTGCAAACTCGAAGAACTCTGTCAAATCCCGTTCTTGCACATACTCTTTCCCATAGCAATCAGTAAACACGGTTTGATAGGCTTGGTAAAGCTCTTCGGGGCTTACTTTAACACGGTTTTGTATCAGTTTGGCAATCTTCACGGCTCGCTCGAGAAAGATGTCGTAGATACCTTCTTCAGCGTAATCCATGGCGAGCGGATGTAGGGCAGTATAGGCATGGTTCAGGTAATCGGCGAATCGGGCTTCCCATTCGCTTACTTCAGATGATGGCTTGATAAACAAATCATCCCATTCGTCCATGTAACTCAAAACGGTTTCTCGGGCATCCTTGGGCAAGCGGTAAATCATGACACCGTTTTTCATGTCGCAATCAGGCTGGAAGGCATAAACTTCAGCATCATCATTGCTGCTCTGTAAAATCCAATTACTCATATCAGTTTCCTTTCTCATTCGTAACAGCGTAATTATAGCCCCATATTAAATTAAAATCAATATAGGGCTAGTGTAAAATTATTCTTTAATGATACCTTCCGCCTTGGCCCGCCTGTAGGCAAACTCTGCCAGTTGGATGTAATCGGTGTCGTTATCCATAATCAGCTTCATAGCGGCATTGATGGATTCGGGTGTAACTTGCTTCATTACCAGCTCATAGGCTACATCAACCCCGAAATCGTAGACGAACTCGAAACCTTCCAATACTTCCTTCATCTTAAAGGCATGTGCCATATAGGTCAGCATGGAAGCAAAACCGGATAAGAATACATCATTGTCTTTGTTCTTGGAATAAACACCAACGGAACAATCACGAGTTCGCTTAGCCTTCTTGTACAAACCTTCAGCGTTTTGTGGCAGCGAGTAAATTTGCATAATAATCAACCCCAATTGTAAAGTTATCAGTAACAGCCCGATAGAAACTATCCAGCCCTTCAACATCTTTCTTGCTGTAATAGTAATCGGCCTGCTTAGTCAAAGATACAATAAAAGCCTGTTTGATGTTTTCAAAGGTAGGCTTATCATCAGACAAATACAAAGCCGCCCTAGCGCTCTCTAGCTCGTAATTGCCCCGCAAATGTGTTCTACAAGATGGCGTCAATGGAAACACGGCCATCATACAGGCATAGAAGTAAGATGCTATGGCAGTCGGTTTGTCTAGAACATCTTTGTATCCTAGCGCCTGTAATTGGTAAAGGCCTGTGGCCTTCATCGTCGCCAATATCTTTTCCCGCGCTTCTTTCGGGTCAATAGGTGTCATACAATCCTTTCAGGTTATCGGGTTTTGCCATTATAACAAAAACCGGATGCTTTGCGGGCATCCGGAGCGATTTATTGCTGCTCGGGTTTCTTTCGGCGTTTCCATTGTACTCTCAGGATGCGGATAATTCGCAAGCTGCAATACGACATGGCAAACAGGGCAATGATGGCAAAGGTTAGCAGGTAGGGAAACCATATGGGCATCAATACCCATAACCACGGCCAAACTAATGCGCCGGATAGTTTGGCCAATATCAGTAATGCGCCAAGGCCGAAATGGCAGCCTATCAGGATAGTTACAAGGTCGGGGCGTTTGAAAGTCATTTTTCTGTCTCCTTCGGTTGAAGCGCTTTGGTTAAACGCTCTTGCAAGTATTTAACACGCTGCTGCGTTTTCAGCTTCTTAAGCTTTCTAACCGCATTGGCCACTCTGATACGCTGCCAAAACGGCATGGAAACAATTTGCCCTTCAAACTTGACCACGGCATCAAACCAAAACATACAAGTGACGTGAAGGTCTATAGCACTGCAATAGTAGAAGCAGGTATAACCCATATCGGAAAACGTCCATTTATCAGGGTCGTTCAATAAGCGTATCAGCAATTCAATTGGGTTCTGCATGGTTCAATCCATCTTTCAGGGTTTCAAGCATTTCTTGCTGACGCTCTTGTTCGGCCTTAACCTCTTGTTCGGCGTAGTAAGCTTTACGAGCTGCCCTAGTATTGCGGGCAACCTTAGCCAGTTTCCACTTTTGGAACAGGGTTAAATCCAATTCGTTGCCTTTGTATGCAGCGAAAGCTAATAGGCCAAAAAGTTTAAAATCCACAGCCATATTGAAGCGGCTACTATACAATCTGCCCCCACAAGCTGAAGCCGTTTTGTAGTAACTCCAGTCAAACGGGTTGTTTAGGGTCTTCAACAGGCTATCAAATAATACGCTAGGCAAGGCCATATCATTTCCCCTTCTCGGCAAAGAAGGCCATCAGGTCTTTTACACCGTACATGAAGATACCGCCTTCTTTGGCGTAAATCACGGGCACGCTTCTTGGAACTGGCAAGCCCTTGGCCGGAAACATGGCCTTGAACTCTTCAATGTCTAAGTCGTCGCCGAGCTTGATTACGGTATAGCTTGCCTGATTGGATTTCAGGAAGCGCTCGGCAATTTCGCATTGCGGGCATTGCTGTTTTGAATACAAAATGAAACTCATGGGGTAATCCTTTCTAATGGTACATTTGCGCGTATCCCGTCATTGAAGCTGTAGTTGGGGTCGATAAAGCGCAAGGTAAATCTGTCGGTAACATTGCTGTCAGGCCATTTGAATTCGTACTTGCCTTCAGCGTCGGTATTGGTGTAGAAGGTCGTGTATTCATACGACATCCTAGTGATTTCTACCGTTAAGCCGCTGTAGGGCTGGCCTTTGACTGTAATCTTACCATAGATGCGCCCATATGCGCCAGCTTTATTGCCGGTAGCGTAGCCGCTTGTTGGCGTAGACGGATAGGGAATATACTTGGCAGGCTTATTGTACTGGAACTGCGAGGCCTTGAAAGCGGGGTCGTCGGCATCCTGATAAATTGCGTAACCGATAATATCAATCCCGGATGGGTCGGGCTTGATGGATAGCTCAAGATACCCGGTGTCAAAGCTGTTGGTTTGGCCTAAGAAACTAAATCTATACCATTTCCACACGCCCTGTTCGGGCTTGTCTATAGATATGTTGTTGTTTAACCGTGGCGGTGCATCGGATGCGTGGTTATATCGCATCAAGAAAGCTATCATAGGATAGTCATTAGGCACTCCCGGTGAAAAGGTATAAAAATTTGCCCCGTAAGATTGATACCATGAGCTCTGGTTTTTGTTGACTACTCGCAGGAAATCAGGCCTAATTTCAAAACTATAGTAATAATTACCTAAACCATTGCCTAGTTGCTGTTGATAATTCCGCCTAAAGTCAAACCATCTAACATATTTCCGGGGTGGCATATTTGGCATACTTGGATAATTTTCAATCATGCCTTGCGCTGGTTCGGATTGCATGGAATCTGTAACACCCCAATCAATATCCTGCAGGCTGATATAACGCGACGCATTATAACCGATACTATCGCTGCTCCAGTAATAACCCTGTTCAAACTTGTACAATGTATCGTCGCAGCGGCTCAAATAAACGGATTGCCTAGCCACGCCGGGCAAGCACATCTGTATGGATTCAGCAATGCTCACTACATATGTACCGCCCCCGATAATGTCTTCTGTTGCATAGTAACTGGCATTTGAATTCAAGAGCCCGCCTGATGAAGTACCCCCGCCTAAGTTTTCTTTAAACACGACATTTTTCTTCAAAACCCCCGCTTTATTCAAAGTAACAAAACGTTCTTTCGGATAATTATTTGATTGATGCCAATAATCAAAGCGCAGGCCTGCCGTCTGCCAAACCGTATTATCAGAGCTGTTATCTGTATTATCCGGCAACAACAACCTATCGGCATCAATGAAACCAAAACCATACATGCCCCAGTAATAGGCATTGGATTGGTATTGCGGCGTAAAAGCGATTGGAACGAATACCGTGTTAAAGTAAACCCAATTGCCATCTGAAGCAAACGACTTGAAGGCGCATTTATGGGATTTGTTCAGCCAATCCGCCGTCATGTTGGTCTGATTTACCGCTGAAGAATTGCTGTAGATACCATACCACTTGTTCCCACCGTCAATACTGATTTTGATGTACTCGGCATTGAATTTGGCTTGGGTTTGTGTATTGGCCGTGCGCATATTGGAAAAATCCCACATAATCGCATTACCGTGACGGCGGTCTTTAACGGTAAAGCGCTTATTAGGTTTATCCAAGCTTACTGCTTCAAAGCCTAAGCCGTTAACATGAACTGCCCCTGCTGGCACGTTGCCTTCAAGTGTGATGTGGGTATAGGTATAGTGTAATACCCGAGCAGTTACGCCATTGATAGTCAACAAGCAGCCATTACTGAAATGCTCGGGATTTTGGATTGTACCCGTGGTCGTGTTTTTCTCGGCATCATATACAGGATTGCCAAACTGCTTTGTGGTATCAAAGCCGTCGGTAAAAACCTTATACATGGATTCAAGCCACGTATCGGTATAGATTAGCGGCACGTGGCTGTGGCAATCCGCCGGAAGCAGATTGTCAAACATTCTCATACTGAAGATATTAACCATAATTGTTTATCCTATCGGAAACCATTGCCCGTATCGACCATACGAGTTAGTATCGTAATAGGGCTGGTAAATCATGAAGGCTGGTTTACCGCCTACTTCTACCAGTTTACCCGTGTCCTTGTTCATGCCCGACATTGAATTGAAAACTATGTAGGGATATTGCAGGGTTATTACGTCAACCATGTTTATGCTAGATAATTGCTTACGCCATCTAAACATGTTCTGCCTAGTAAACACGCTTGGATTATCTGTGAAAAACGGTTCATTCGTTATACCATACGAAACATGGTTCAGTCGAGCATTAAACGGGTAAATGATATTGCTATTATTGATAACATAAACCTGCCCATCCTGTTCAAGTAAGGTATGGATACGGTAATTGTTATCGTTACGATAACCTACGCTAAAAAATATCAAACTGTTCTCACTGGCCAAGAAATACCAGCGGTTAGGATTCCAACTCAAATGTCTGTCTGTCGAAGTGTTATAGTAAAAGCCCGTATTAAACCGATATGACGCTTCAGACGGATACACTATAAAAAACCCATTGCTCATGCTGCCAGACAAGTAGATAACTAGGCTTTTCCAGCGGAAATACAGCTTATCGGCTGTAACGCTAATTGGTTCAATCGGCAAGGGACTGATATTCACCGCTTGGCTGCCTGTCTTGAATTCGCCCGATAACACTTCTACCGTGATTTTGTCGGCTGCAATCGCTTCAATCTTCAGGCGGGCAGCGTACTTGCCGTCTACATGCAAATCCAGCGCATTGTAAACGGTGTAGTAGGTTGGGTCGGCCACCTTGATGTCATAGCGCTTGCTGCCTAAATCCGTGGCTTCGGTAACAGGCTGATAGTTGATGCGCCTGTTCAAGACCTGCCACAGGTTGAAGTAGCTCTGGAAAGTCGCCTGTTCAAACAATAGCGCTTTCTGTTCGGCAACCGTTAAAGGCCTAGCCGCTCCATCTTCAAAAATGTTCTTGGCATTGATGGTATTGAATGCCGGGGCGTGTTTCTGATAGCCGTATAGGGCTAGGGGCTTGTGTTTGAGTATCATAGCTGGAAATATACCTTGCAAACCTGTTCGGAGATTGAATCCTGATATTTGCTGGCCAATACGGCAGCCAAGTAATCTTTGCCGTCGATTACTTCAAACTTCATCCACTCAAATTTGTTATCCATGCGGATAGGCATAAATCCGGTATAGGCTGCCGGGAATTGCGCATAGCGCATACCGCGCCAAGCCACAACGGTCGCATTCTGCGAAATCTTCGGTATCAGCTCACTATAAAGCGGTTCAATATAATTTATCCCTCCAACCCATCGCAAGTAATAAGTATTGGCTACTATCGTGTTACTAACACCGGTAGACATATCCAAATTCGTTAAAGTATTGCCGATAAAGTTAATACCGTCCAAATACTCAAACTGCGTCAGAGTAGTCGCGCCAACCCCGCCAAGCCCTGCCCAAGTAACGGCTGAAGTAAACATATTCATGGTATACATGGTCGAATAATAATCTTGCTGCCATCGCTGCCTGTCCATGTAGTTGGTGTTAACATGCGCTCCAAACGGCAAGCCTGCCAAAAAGGCAATGTCTTTACCGTCGATTGTTTGCGTAATACCCATGCCATACAAGGAACATGACGAATAATGAAAACTACCAATTTGACCCTGATTGGGGCTAATCCCCAAATACACAAATTTATCGGATGCAATCAGTACCCAAGACGAGGATTGAGCGTGGTTATATCTTTGTGGGATAACTACAGAACTTGATACAACCGTATCTTTTCCATTATTACTCGTGATGAAGATAGTATTGTGGTTAGTCAACGGCGTAAAGCGGTTATTGTTATAGTTCTCGACCACGGATTTCCCGTCTTCCCATCTGCGCAGCATAATAGGCTGCATCACTAGGTCTCTAACAAACCATGGCGCGCTTCTATCTTTTTGCTGGATGGCAGGATTCCATTCGGCAGTCAAATCATCTTGAATACCTGTAGTCGGTAAACCCCTGCGAATCAGGAAGCATTGATGATGACCTTTCGGGCGCAGCACCATGTCGTTTTGTGATTTATGCGGGCGCTCCCATCCGCCGGAAACCAGTTTGATTTTCCCCGATACGGCAGCTTCGGCCTTATCGGCCAAAGTAACACCGTAATCCGGCTTCATCTTGATTTTCGTGCCTGATACATCCAATACGCGGTATTGCCCGTTAAGGCCGTCAATCCCTTTAATCTCAACAAGCGTGAAATAGCCGTATTTGGCAGCATCTGCAGCGGATAGGGTAACTGTTAGGCGGTTATCTGCCACGGCTGCCTTGTTTACATTATGTTCGTCGAAGCCGGTGAACAAGACCTGTTCCATCACATCGTACAGGCTATACCCGTCTTTAGCGGCTGTAACAGTACCCGTCTTGTAGGTTTCATTTGTGAAAAATATCTGCATTATCAAACGCCTTTAAGGTTGTTTCTCCTATTTAGCCATTATAGCAGGCAGAAAAAAATGCCCCGCTTTTGGCGGGGCGAAGGTTTCTACAAAGGAAACGATATGAGAAACTTAAGGACCAACAGAAAGAAAAATCATGTCTATCAAATCTATTTACTGTTCTTCGCATTTAAACCAGTTAAGGTGCGGGAGGGTGTAATGCAGGGCAATGGATGACCGCTGCAATTTATTCGGGTGCTGTTCCCCCATCCCCATTAAAATGCGTGGAATTGTTGGCTGAAAACTAGGGAGATAAGCTAGAACGCAACGTCGAGATGGACGTGGGAGAAACGTTGCATTGCCGCTATCAGGAGAAAGGAGGAAATCCAATAACAGCGGCTTCCCAACCAACGTGGCAAATGATACTACAGGCGCTTTTAAAATGCAAGCGGTTTTGTTGAGTTTTTTACCAATACAAACCGGATGTCGCCCGTGTACATCTTCAAGTCTTCAACAAACGGCTTTCTTTTGCCCGTTTTAACATCATGCAGCATGACGCGCCCCGTTTCCTTATGCAAGCCCCGCCACAGGTTAAGGCCGTCTAGTTTCAAGGCAGGGCTGCTATAAACATCGCTGTCGTTGGATAAGGCAAGATAGGCCATAGTGGCAATACCGCATCTCCTGAAATCCGGATGCGTGGCAACCATCTTGACAACCCTGCCGTTTAGCTTGGCATCCCATTCTGTAAGCATGGTAAACACGACAATGTCGTTGCATTCGCCGATAATCTTACCGCCATTGGCCATTGTTGAATAGTAAACAAGGCCGTAATCAATCCAATCTTTGTAATAGGCGGGATTGATTACCGGATTGCCGAGTTCGGGCATGGCTTCCCGCAAATCCGACCAATCAAAGTGTGTGTTATCAAGCAAAGGCATCTTCTCAAACTTCCCAAATTCCGTCATCAGGGCTGGTCATGGTCATGATGATGTGGTGCACCAAATCTTCAAGTTCGGGATAACGCGATTTGCGGATGCGCCAAATCCATTCCCGGTTGCCGTATTCAATGACGATAAACCACCAAACATCATCCTGCCCGACGCCGAAGTTATCATAGACAATTTCATACTCGTCGAATATCAGGCGTAGTGTGGCACAAACTTCTTCAAGAGTAATCATCAATAATCCTTTCCAATGCACAGGCCAAGCGCTTGTCGAAGTTTGGCGTGTAGTTGTTAGTAATAGTGAAGTCGGCTTCAAAGGCCATCTTCTCAGATTCGTGTTTAGTAGCCGTTGAATGGCGCTGGTCAATTGCGGTAATCCTGATAATCTTGCCTTGCATGGATTGTACCCATGCTGCTTCATCGGGAAAACGGCAGTCAGTGATAATCAGGCAATCATCCTTGGGGATATTACTGTAATGCTCGACCATACAGTCAACCCACATGGATTCTTTAACCAGCTTACGACCCCATTCAGTACCAAGGGTCTGCAATAGATGGCGCAGGGATACGCCTAGCCCGGGTATAACGGCTTCCTTGTTTTCGCGCTGTGTATAGTGGTTAATGTCAATCCCTAGGGCTTCAAGCATCCGGTATATGGGAGATGCAAAGCTGTGGGTATGGCAGTTGATTCCATAATGGGGCAGCATCATGGCAAGCTTGGCAGCGGCGTAATCCTTACCCGCTCCCGCCTTGCCTGTCATGGCAATAATCATTTGGTTACTCCAATCTGTGATTGATGGCCATATTGTAGCATGGATGGCAGATACAGAAACAGCCCCATAGGGCTGTCGTATGATTAGCGCAAGCGGCTACCGCAATTCACGCAGAAATCTTTAAAACCTGTGACCCCGCATTTCGGGCATTGCTTTGGCGATATATCAACGGGGCTTAGGCATTTGCTGCATTGCTTGGCATAGGGATTGAGTTCGCTGTTGCATCTCGGGCATCTTCTAGCAGGGGTATTCATATCTGATTCCTTACGGGGTTAATCAACACGATTTAATTATAGCGCAATATTGAAAAATATGCTATATTGCAGCCCTGCAACGCGCCAAGGCATTTCACAATCTTTCGCCACAAGCCCGTGATTACATCGGGTAATAGGGTAGTACCAACCTATATCGTAGTCGCAATCTGTGGCCATCTGTGCGCGAGCAATCGCTATATTTTACTTGAAAGGACATACTATGCGTCACGACGAATTTCCATTATTTGAAATCCACAAAGGCAAAGCTTCTATCAAACTATACCCGTCAGGCCTTGAAATTGACAACACAATCGGAAACAGTTCTTATTTCCGATTAAGCCACGTCGAACTACGGGCATTGGCCGACGAAATCAGCAAAAACATGGAAGTGGCTTTGGCTGCCCGTGCCATTGCTGAATTGAAAGAAACCAAACCCGTTAAACTGGCAGGCCTGTTTCCTCTGTTTGATATGATGGATACCGATACCATAGCCAATATCTTCTATGGCAAGCTCGACGAGTTCGTTTCTCCCGAAACCAAAAATCGGTTGGTTACAGCCATCAACAATCAAATCAGCGTTATTGAAGAACGCGAAAAGGACGAATACAATGCAATTCTTTCCGCTTGATAACGACAACCGCCTGAAGCTGTCTGTCGCCAAAACCCTCGTCATCCTGATTGCCCATGATGCCCTTAGCGGCGAAGTTAAGCTGGCCAATGGCCAAGGCATCAAGGCAAAGATGGAAATGATTAACTATTTCAAACCCAATCCCTATCTGATTAACGGCAAGTATTACTATCCAAATCTGCGTATTCATGAAGGCGGGTTAAGCCCGGATGATATTGTTGGCGTCTTCTTTCGACGTGATTGGGAACTCTTGCATTTGATGGATGCGGCTTATACCATGGGCAAATCTGAAGGCCTTGCCCAATTTCACCCTATGAAGGAATCCCAATCATGAAGAAACCCTATTTTTCACTTCCCCTGCCTAACGGCGCAGAGTTAAACCTGTATAAAGTTAAAAGTAAACAAGCCCGCGTTGAAATCTATACCGGGGAAGCCGAGTTAGACGGGCTTCAGCTTTTGCGTGGCTGGGGTAATCTAGCTCGCAAAGATTTGGTATTAAATCCGGTTGAAATGTTGGATTTTGGTAATCAGATGACAAAACTGGCCAACGAACTATTACTGACAGAAGCCATCGAGACAGCCTTCAGCATGCGTGATGAAGATGACAGGTTTGCCGTCTTGCGCGAACTTGGTTCGGTTGAAGAAGTGGCCAAGAAGTATGACAGCTTCAATACGCTGCATATCGAAAAACTGTCAAACTTTGACCGTGCCGTTGTCTTGGCAGTAGGTATGGCCTATCGTGATGTACTGCAATCCTATGTACATGTAGATGAATAAGGCTTGATAAAACAATCCCCGCATTACGCGGGGATTTTCGTGTCTAGATAATCAGCTTGATATAGGATTGCTCGCCGTCGACTTCTTCTTGTCCGTCTAAATCCCTTAAGCCCTGCATGGCCACTTCATACAGCATCTTAGACAGATTCTTCTGCGATACAGGCCTATCCATATCCAAGACTTCTATCACTTCATATTCTGACTTGCCTATCAGCTTCAGGCCGATTTCAAAGCGGTATTTCCGGGGCTTGGCCAGTATCTTCTTGTTTTTCAGCGGGTCGGCAAAATCGCCAAACATCTGTGCCGTTTCTTTGAACTCTTCATAGGTATCTGCACCTATCAGGGGAAACACGGTATATCCATGATAAGGCTTGGCAGGCCGTTTCTTTCGTGTCTGCGCCATATTGCTGTCTCACTGCATCAACAAAGTAACAAACAGGTTGCCCTTAACCAACGGCTTGTCCATGCTTTGTGGCAGCTTCTCGCGTATCAGGCGGGCAAGTTCTTCAGGGTTGAAGGTTGGGAAGCCCGGCATATCGGCAGCCTTGTTGAGCTGTTTGGCTAGAAAGATGCTGCTAAACAGAGCTCGGAATCCTAGGCCGTCCATCGAAGTCTTTACCGATTGCTTAGACATGTTTGGATTTTCAAGGTTGGCCAGTAAGTTTTCCAAGGCCTGCATGCGTGGCGTGGACAGGTATTGTTTAACGGTTTTCATTTGGCGGGTTTCCTTTGCTGGGGCTGCTGGCGCTGTTTTGCCCGACGTTTCGGTTTCTTCTTGGGTTTTGGTTGTTCAATTGGTAAACCCAATAAACTCTGAAAAACGTTATCGTAGTCTAGTGGTTTGTTGGTGTTGTAGGCATCTACAAACAGTTGTTCAAACATGGTTGACCTAGCAACGGGCTTCATCTTGGCGATTTCTGGCAAACCTTTAACTTTCTCATAAGATTTCTGCAATATAGCGGCCATAAACCGTTGATGTGTATCAAACCCATTATAATCAGGATACTTGCGAATTTTAGAATTTTGGCGGATAGCGCCAATCATAACCGGGAAAGTTAGATAAAAATCATATTTCCGCCGAGCTTGTTTCGTTTTTCTTTCCTCATAGATGGGATATTGCGTAATAAAAACATCAAAGGCGCTTTTTGGAGAAACGAAATCACTGAAAACTGTCCCTTTCTGATAAATCGATTTGAATAGATTATTCTCAATCAAAGGCTCGTTTAGCATTCGTTTCAGCTTTGCCTTGATACTCGTCGCATAGCTGTCATTGTTCTTCGACTTACCCATTTCAAACCTAGTTCTCGCGCACTGGTCGGCAAGCACAAGCACGGTATTAACAAAAACCCTGCTTTTATTCAACAAAGCTGCCTTAACTTCGTCTTCAGTTGACCCATTCTCCATATGATATACCAAGAAGGCCAGCGCTTTGCGATTGATGCCATCTCGTAAAAAATCTTTCACTTTTTTCTGTTTACGTTGTCGCTGCATTTCCCTACTCCTCAATCAAATAGGCTTCATCGCCCAACAATTCTTCTGCAAGCTTGGCAATCCCTTTAGGGGTTACATTCACTTGTACCCGTAAAAACTCGTTGCTGCCGTCAGTGTAGCAATACTCGCTATGGCGCAGGTAGCCCGCTTGAACTTTATCCTGATAGCCAATCCATGCGCCCTTGCCGTTGCGTTTGTAAATCCACGCATTGGCGCTCAACCAATCAAACAGTTCGCGGGGTCTGACCTTCAACAGTTTTGCAGCATCTGTAATACAACAGTCGCCATCTGCCCGGCTAATCCTTTCCAAGGCTTGAACCTTTGGGGCGGCTTCAGCCAGCAAGGCAGCCTGTTTTTCGTTTTGTTCTGCCAAATCTGCAGCCAAGCGCAGAGCTTCTGGTAGGGTTTGAGGGATAGCATGTACAGGTTGGCGGATTTGTTCTTCGAGTTCCATCCACCGTCTGTTAATCCGTATCCGCATATCAGCGCGATAACCTGATACAAGGTCAACGCATTGAGCTCTGTTCAACAAGAACTCACGGTATTGCATCCCGTTTTGTTCATGGGTGTAGAGAGCTTCCCGTGCATGCGGGAAGCCCATTTCATCATAAACTTTATTAAGTTTATCAATATCATGTAACACATGGTCATGCCGTTTCTCACATAGCTTGGCAATTTCTCGGCTACCCATCAACACTTCTTGGGTATCTTGGTTGGGTTGGGTAAAAGTCATCATTTGATTATTCATCACAGTCTCCGTTTCATTATCAGGGTTAGAAATTTCGGGTTCCGCTTCTTGAGCGTATGATTTTTGCAAATCTTCCCATGCACGCGTTACCCATATGCGAATATCAGGGCTATACCCGGCTACCAAATCAACACATTGAATGCGGGTTAATAAGGCTTCAGGATAATACAGGCCATTTTGTTCGCTTTGCCATTTGGTGAATCGAATTTCAGGCAATCCGTTCTTGATATAAGTTTGGTTAAGCTGGCGAACATCAGACAACACATTGTCGTGGCGCTTCTTGCAAACTTTGGCAATTTCGCGGCTGCTTATCGTCATTTCATTATTCATCATCAATCCTTTCAAACAGGGGGCATCAATACATTCTCCGGCAGTATAACATAAATCGGGCTGTTTTCCTACAAGCACAATCCTACCCGTTAAGGGAAAGGGGGGTATAGGGGGTATGGGTTATCCCTTCCAAGCCTTACGCTTCCTATAGTCACAATGAGGGGCTTTTAAGCCTACAGGGGGTTCACGGGACACGGCATTCTATCTGCGCTGTCGCGCAATGTCTGCCAAAACACTCGTGAGGAATCTTTAAAGTCAACTAAAATTCTCGAGAACGGGATTCGTAGTGTTCATTTACCACGGGATGCGAAGGGGCGTTAGCCCCGTAGCGTCTCGTGGTAAATGTATATTACTAACTATCCCGTTCTCGAACTCTGTAGAAAATCGAATGTACTTCAACAACCGAATGTACAAAAATCACTATAGGTTTACTTTAGTGAGCGACGGCTATCTAACTTGCTGAAGGGGCGTTAGCCCCGAAAGCAAGTTACTAGGTGTCGGCTGAAGGGGCGTTAGCCCCGAAAGCCATCACTAAGTCAATCATGGTTAATGCACTCAATCTCACGCGTAGCGTGAATGATTTGCAGATTTCCTTCAGGTATCCGTCGAACACCGTTGAAACTCAACATGTACAAAAATCACAAGGAATCATAAGAAATCCTAAAGAGTCCTTAAGATTTCTGTTGAAACCAACTCAACTTCAACTTAAACTCAACTTATTCAATCTTCAGAAACCATAATCGCTAGGGGTGCGAAGCAGCCCTAGCGCATTATCGCGCGAAGCGCGCATAATGAGGAATCACAAGAAATCCTAAAGAGTCCTTAAGATTTCTATTCAAACCTACTCTACCAAATCAACCCTAGCAGTTACTCAAATCTGTTTCACGCTTCGCGTGCCCAACTTTTGTGATTTCTGATTCTATCGGCAGGCAGGCTTTCGGGGCTAACGCCCCTTCAGCCCACCTGCCTTACGGATTGCTTCGCAACCCGTAGTTGGTGGTGTACCTGATTGAACTAGTGTTTATCTACATTCAAATCTTAAGGATTTCTTATCATTCCTGAAGGCCGTGTTAGCTGATTAGATATGTATTACCTACAGCTTCAGGGCTAAAGCCCTTTCGCCGTAGGTAATACACACTACGCAACACGGCACTTAAAATTCTTTAAGTGTTTTATGTGTTCTTTTATGTGATTTTTGATGTGTGTCCTATAGTCACAATAAGGACTTAGGCTCTACCGGAGAACGTCTTTACAAAAAGAAACATTTGGCAAGAATGTCTTTGTCTTTCAGCAATATACATCGTTAAGGCCAATTAACAATATATAAGCCCATGGTGTGTTCCACAGGAAAGTTTGAAGTTGATTTGGATAAAAAATAATGCCCCAGCGTATAAAACCGGGGCATTATTTTAATAAAAAAGTGTTTCAAACAATCTATCTCATACGTCTCCTATAGTCACAATTATCCTATCGACACGCATGAGACAGACTGTTTGAAATGAGAATTTGTTTCTACTGCTTGCTAATTTGTACTACTAATACTACTAAGGTTACTGCTTTCTCAAATTCAATACAATCTGGTCTTCGTGGATGTACCCATAAACCGATAATGGGCAAGACGTGGGTTGCGCTTTCTATCTTAACCATCCACCTCAGTCGCTACTAACTATCCCGTCCGCCTGACATTGGCCGTGGGGTCTATCCCCCTAGGTTCATGCTGCCGACCCGCTCTACCCAACATTTCACAACGTGTGTAGTACAACTTTGCAGATTCGCTTGACATGCTTATACGGTTAGGTCTCCCGCCAGCTTTCCATAATACTACCACAGAAAGCCGTTTTATGGTGTACGCGTCCCAGCAATTAGGTTCCCCGTACTAGTGTTCACGAACAACGCCGTTTGGCCAGACCGAAGACTAGCTAAGGCCAATAAATCCCACTCTGTTACCAGAGTAGGCCTGCTTCATATCAAGCCCTGCATTTCGGTTATTTCTAACCAATAGCATTTCCTGATATTAGAGCGTTTTACACTTTGGATTTTTTCGTCTACTGTCCAACCGTAGCCGTGCTATATCACCCTTACAGCTTTTTCTGGTGCATGACGTGCTCATTCCACACTGAAACTGGTCAACCGGAGTCAGACCGCCGATTTACAGTCCGTACCCACACTCGCATCGCATGGTCTAGTGGCATACTACCACGCTGACCACCGTATGTTACGTTTATGTTCCCTTCTAATACAACAAAGGGAGTACCACGATATAGCAATCCCATCCAATCATCATCCACCAATTTTCCCCGTACTGTTTGGATGCTACCTTTTTGCCATCGGCACGTTGGTAAACGGGTCATTTGTGAAAACTAATAGATACTGCGATAACTGGACACGATTTATAACGAATGTTAATGCGGACTACATCACACCCGCCACGCGAGTACTGCTTAATCTCTTAGTCAGCCGTGTACAAATGAAACTACGCAAAGTTTTTATCCCTTGTGTCACCTGCCTAACAGGGTAAGACCACTTCAGGATGGCGTCTTCTTTCCGCTAGATGTATCACAACCGCAACGTGGATTGTTCTCGTGCATTCCGTCTAAACGGTTTTCAGTTGCTGATTTATTTCGTATCATCCCGACAGGAAATAAACCACTTGGCTAAGGCGTACACCCGCCTTTGAATTTCACTTATTATACCTTATTTAGCAACTTTTGCAAGTTGTAAAGGGGTTGATAAGGTAAAATCTCGTTAAATTTCTCTGTATGTATATTATGCTACGCGCTTTTGGAAATCATGAAGCATATCTTCTATTTGAAAACAAGAGTTTACCTTAGTCAATCCTAAGAAATTGGTAAATGCGCCTGCGACGAATAGTTCATCAACAGACAAAAATTCTTGTAGTTTATTTGTTACAGCTACAGCACCAAACACGTTGATTAGGGTAATCAACTGATTGAGCGCCAGCCGATGATTGATATTGCCACTGTTAAGATAACGCCTGATGCAGCGGCGAAACACCATGAACCGCTGGCAATCCGTAATCAATGCAGCCCTATCCACCGCCGTATGGATGGCAGGATAGTATTGTCGCAAAGGTGTTCCTATCTTACGTTATTGCAGGGTAGATGCACGATACCGTTTACAGTAAACAGCAGGGTTTTTTCAACATCAATTTTATCAACGCCTTTAGCCCACTCTTTGCGACGGACAGTGGCAGCGACATCCTTGTTTTCGGTAAACCCAGAGTGATGCTGTATTGCTCGGTGTCGATGTCTTCCAAGCTGACTTCTGCCTTCAGGCCTTCGCCAACCGTCACATTGCCAAACTTCAGCGAGCGGAAATTACTAGGTGCTTTCAGGTACAGCGGGTCAAACTTGCCATCATAGGCGGTAAACACCACGCCTTGGCCTTGCTGTTTTAAGGCGTCACCCGTAAAATAGCCGTAAGCTGCCACCAAGACTTCCCCGGTTCGGCTATCTACCCATCCGCGAATATCCTTGACCGCATGCTCGTTGGGCTGAATTTCCATGTAGTTGATTGCCATAATCAAAACTCCTTCACAAAATGGATTGAAAATGATACCTTTGTTTATACAACACAAATATTTATTGCTACTTTCGCCACAGCTTAAGCTGTTCGATAAAGCAAGGAGCGGCTTGTATAACTTCAGATGCCCGTATTGCGGCGACAGTAAGACCAATCCGCATAAGCGCAGGGGCTACATCTACAAGAAGAAGGATACCCTGAACTACAAATGCCACAATTGCGGAGTATCAACCAGTTTTCAAAACTTCCTGAAAGACCATGACGACAGACTATACAGGGAAATGCTTTTAGAGTCTTTCGGCAAACCCAAGCAGGAAACCAAACTGGAAGCAGCCGATGTGGCGACAACTACCCAATCGCTATTAACGGCACAGCATCATATCCTGCAGCATTACCAGCGCATCACGCCCAATAGCGGTATTCAAGCCGAGTATTTGCAAGGCCGTGCCTTTACCCCTGTAATGATGGCACGCTTCTACAGCATCCCGGATGCCGATGAACTGATTAGGCGCATCTATACTGTGCACAAGATGATTGGCAAGTTTAAAGGCATCCCTGCAGTCGGTATACCCTACTTTGACGGCAATGCCTTGGCCTATTTCCAAATCCGATTGCTGCAAGGCAAGATACGCTACCTGACGATGGAGGTCGATGGCGGATGCAAATTGTTTGGCCTGCCGGATATTGACCCTGCAAAACGGGTATCGGTTCTCGAGGGCGCATTTGACAGCGTGTTTGTACATAATGCCGTGGCCAATGGTGGGGCAGCCGATACCGGAAACCTGCAGCGCCTGAAGGGATTGGATGTTAGGTTTATCTATGACAGCGACTACCGCTATAACTCTGACATTAAGAAGCAGGTGGTTAATCGCATCAAGGAAGGCTATAGCGTGGTATTGTATGGCAAGGATTTCCAGTATAAAGATTTAAACGAAGCAGTTATGGCAGGGATGGGCGTTGACGAACTTAACGATTACTTGGATGCGCATACCTTTTCCGGTATGCGGGCACAACTCGAACTATCACAGCTAGGTAAATAATGCCAATATAGCGTTTCTCGGGTCACAGATGGCCACAGATTGAGATTAAGTTATAGGGTAATACCCTAGCCTACCTCTAGGGGTTGACGACCCTTAAAACGCGAAATCTAGCGATTTTGCGTTTTTCGTTTAACTGCGCTACAATACGCCCCACTTTTGTTAGATTGGAAACATCCAAATGTTACTCATTGACTTTTATAACGTGGTATCGGCTGCCGTGCACAGCGTGCATGGCGAAGATAAAACGCCACCCAACCTTGAAACGGTTAGAACCTGTGCCGTTAATGCCTGCCTGTACTACATGCAGAAACTGAAACGCTACAGCGCCAACACAATTATTGCCTTTGACGGTAAGGATAACTGGCGCAGTAGCGTTTTTCCTAATTACAAGCAGCAGCGCAAGAAACAGCGCGAGAAACGCGAGTTTGACTATGCCCTGTACTATCAGAGCTTGGAAGCCGTAAAAATCGAACTGGCAGCCGTGATGCCTTGCAAATGCATTGAGGTATCCTACGCTGAAGCAGACGATATTATCAGCGTGTTAGCCCGTATCGGCGCTCATAACGAACCCGTTTGCATTGTATCCAGCGATAAAGACTTTGTTCATCTGCAGGCCATCCATACACCCCATCCGATTACGCAGTTCAGCCCCTATAAAGACGACTATATTGACGAAGCCAGTTTGGCCTTGCCGTTAGAATTGCATGTGGTTGGCGGGGATAGCGGCGACGGTATTCCCAATATCTTTTCTGATGATGACGTGTTCTTGATAGAAGGCAAGCGTCAAAAACCGTTTACCAAATCCAAGAAAGAAGAAGTAATGGCAATCGGCCTTGAGAAGTATCGGGAAGTGATTACCGAAGAGATGCGCGTTAAGCTCGACAGAAATCGTCAGCTTATCGACCTAACCAAAATCCCACAGGATATTAGCGATGCTATCCTGCAGAAATACATTCAAACCAAGCCCGCCAGCGGTATGCTGATGAACTACCTTGTACAGCACCGCATGTCGTCAATCATTGATAGATTCGGAGGTCAGCTATGACGACCTATGTTCAAAAGCGCTGCAAGGTATGCAATGCCTTTATCATGGTAGATAAGAAACATCTGTATACAGGCTATATGCCACCATGTGGGCACGAATACAAAGAAGAAGTCTCGATTAAAGCAGGGCAGGTTATGCCGGGGATTGTATCCGGCAGGGTATCGACCTCTTCAGAGTTTAAGAATTTTGTTGACAAGGTTTTCACTGTCAAAGGTGCTAACCATAACTTGAGGAAGTATTGAAATGATTTGGTTAGCAATTGCAATCGGCACGGCGTTATCGCAGCACCACAAGCCGCATAATCAACCCACGGCCAATCACGCCCCAAAAGTATTACATGCCACACCCATCCGCCACAGCAATGCGGAAATCCATTGCGTAGCCCGTGCCATCTACTTTGAAGCTCGTGGCGAACCGCAATCTTGCAGGGAAAAGGTTGCCCATGTTATCGTTAACCGTATGCGCCACAGGATGTTTCCCAACAGTGCCTGCAATGTGGTTTACCAGCGCAATCAATTCGAATGGGTAAAATACAATCCCCAAGTAAGAGACCACGTGGCCTATCAGCAGGCCATCAAAGATGCCACGGCGGTTTTGCAGGGCAAGCGCGATACAACGAATGGCGCACAGTTTTTCAGCACCGGCTACCGCTTTAGAAATACCCGCCAAGTAGACAGATGCGGTGGCCACGTTTTCTTCAGGACTACTTTGACATGACACCTGACAATAGTTATAGCGAAGAGTTATTCGGCATCCTAAACCGCATTGTGCAAAAGAAACGGTGTACCATGATTGAAGCCGTATTGGATGTTGCCCGCGAACTGGATGTTGATGTCGAAGATTTCGTTAACGGATTGGGCGAGCCATTGAAGAATGCCTTGCGTGAAGAAGCGATACAGCAGGGCATGGTTCGGAAATGCGCCTTGCCTACGACTGCCCGCCTAACTGATTTTTGAGGAGCGGCGATATGGATGAACTAACCAAGCTGCTTATCAACAATACCTACCTGTGCTTCTTGGATTATGTGGCTATTAAGCTCTATTTCCAAGACAAGCTTGATTGGGATGTTAAAGGCAACCCACCGGTAAATATCCCGATGCAATCCTTTTACAAACGCCACGATTGCAAAACCTTCAAAGGCGTAGTCGAACGCCATAACGGCGACATGGAAAGCTGGCGACAGTTTTTCATTTCCCTGTTCATCTACGACGATACCGCATATGTCAGGGATGCGCTGGATTATCCTGACGGCTTGCTGAACTTCCATAAAATCAGGATGGCAATGCTTGAGTCACTGTATCCTGTCTTTAAGTTGGATATAGGCAGGATACAGAGTTACTTATCAATCGAGAAGCAGGATTTTATGGATTTCATCAAGCCACGCACGGCCAGCCCCGATATATTGACCAGCGCAGGGGCGACAGGTATCAGCCTTGAAACCATTGCCTTGCTTGACAGGGTATTTGCCTTTACCGATATTGCTACAGTATCGCCCCGCTGGGATACGCAGCGGCGCAAAATTAAAAAGTACGGCTTGCTACTGCCCTTTGAATGGGGTAGAATTAAGCCCATTTTAGACGAACTCATTTCTCAACCCCTTTAAGGAGGATTTCATAATGTCTTTTGCAGACTTGAAAAATCGCGGCAAAAACTTTGCCGCTTTGGTAGATAAAGTAAACAACAATAACAAAAACTTCGACGACCCGCGTGAGTGGGTATTGACCCGCGACAGCAAAACGGGTAACGGCGAAGCGGTTATTCGTTTCCTGCCTGAAACCAATGGCAGCGAGAACCCGTTTGTACTGCAGTATAGCCACGGCTTCCAAGGCAAAGGCGGTTGGTATATCGAAAACTGCCCGAGCACTATCGGCGGGGATTGCCCGGTATGCGAAGCCAACAATACCGCTTGGGAAGCTGGCGATAAAACAACTGCCCGCAATCGCGCCCGCCGTAAAAATTACTACGCCAACATCTACATTGTTAACGACCCTGCGCATCCTGAAAACAACGGCAAGGTTTTCCTGTTCCGCTTCGGCAAATTCATCTTGGAAATGATTGCCAAGAAAATCAAACCCGAGTTTGAGTCTGACCAGCCAGTAAACGTGTTTGACTTGTGGGAAGGCTGCAATCTGCGCTTGCGTGCCCGCATCAACAAAGAATCAGGATTTGTGACCTACGATAGCAGCGTTTGGGAATTGCCTAGCCAGTTATTGCCGACCGATGCCGAGCTTGAAGAAGTATGGAAACAGCAATACCGCTTGGAAGAGTTTACCGATGCCGACAAGTTCAAAGCCTACGGCGAACTGAAAGCCCGCTTTAACCGCGTGTTGGGTTTGGCCGAAACTGACGGTGAAGATAGCCGTGATGACGAACCGGTAGCCACGATGCCAAGCAGCAATCCTGCAGCCCGCTTTGGTCAGCAGCCCTCCCAACCTGAAGCGCCTGTAACCCACAGCGCCCCGTTGAGCAGCGAACCGATTGAAGCGCAACCTGTACAATCTTCAACACCACAAGCTTCCCCTGCAGATTCCGAAGAAGACGAGCTGGCCAAATATCGTCAGATGTTAGGCATGTAATACAAAACCATGCTATAATCGCAGCCTGTTAATACAGGTTGCGATTTTTATTATGGCTACTATTACTTACCTAGGCAAATCATTTGAGACGTCCGTTTACAGCGGCACAGTTTATCCCGATGTAGCGGCGCAGATACGCGCCGAGTTTTATCCAGAGTACAGCTTGGCAGATGTACAGCGCCAGCTCTACGAAATCCTCTACCGTAACGGCAATGATACGGGCATCATCAATGCCTATTACTTTGCCCGCCTGATGGGCGATGTAGGCCTTGACAGGGCTGCCTATACCATCAACGAAATTCTGCAATCCGATGAATGGTGCAGTTGGATGTGGGAATATATCCAGCGCAAACCCAAAGTGTTTCCACCAAGCGACCCGCTGATTAAGAATGTACACGCCCTGATGCGCATAGGCATGTCAGCCTATACAGGCAAGATTACCAATTTTCCATTTGCCGAATGCAAGCGCTTACTTCTCAAGTATCGCGCCCATAAGACCAACCTGTATATCGACACTTCCTGTGGCTGGGGTGTTAGGATGCTGGCAGCCGCTGCCGTCGGCCTAGACTATGTCGGCTTCGACGTTAATCCGCCCCTGATTGAAAACCTGAACAGGCTTGGCAGGGAAATCCAAAAGCTGAAGCCTGACTGGCAGTTTGAAGTGATACCCCATGGCAGTGAGTATTTGGAAGAGCGCCTAATCGGTAAAGCCGATGTGATGCTGACCAGCCCGCCTTATTTCATTCTTGAAGACTATCGCAAAGGCGAGCAATCCTGCCGGCCTGATACGGATTACCAAGCATGGGTCGAATCCTTCTTGACGCCGACACTCGATAACAGCTTTCAATATGCAGCGCCTGAAACCTGCGTCTTGTTCAATATCAAAGACTACAAGAAATACCCGATGGAAACCGATAGCGTTAATCATGCTAAGGCTAGGGGCTGGATGGTATCAAAAGATACCTTGAACAATTCAGCCCGCGTAACCAAGCGCCGGGGTGAACACAATATCAACTCGGCAGATGAAAACGTGTTCGTGTTTCACAGGCACGACCTATCCAAACCCGAATCTTCATTGGGAGATATGTTTTAATGGTAGCCATAGTCCATCAAGGCCGTAGTGTTGAATTTGGATTGTACAGCGGCACAATCTATCCTGATTTCATTCAATACGTCAGGGATAATGTTTATCCCGAGATTGATATTGCCGATGTCAGAAAGCAGCTTTATGACGTAGTAGTCAGGGGTAAAACGAACAGCCATAACCTAATCAACGGCTACTGGTTTGCCAAGCTGCAGGGCGATGTACGATTAGACAGGGCTTTCTACAGCCCCAATGACTTTCTGAAATCCGACGAATGGGTATCGGCAATGAAAGAATATATTGAAGCCAAGCCCAAGACCTTCACGCCATCTAATCCGCTTATGGTCAATGTTCACAAGTTTCTGAAGATTTCCCTGTTTAGGATTGTCGGTGGGGCAACTAATTTCCCGTTAACAGAATGCGTGAGACTGCTTGACAAGTATCGCAGGCCATCTACTAACACCTATATTGACACTTCTTGCGGATGGGGTGTCAGGATGCTTGCCGCTGCAGTATTGGATTTGGATTACATAGGCTTTGAAGTCAACCCGCCATTAATCGTCAACCTGAACGAGCTTGGCCAAGAAATACGGCGCTTCAAACCAAATTGGAAGTTTGAAGTTATCCCGCATGGCAGTGAACACTATGAACCGAGATTGGAATGCAAGGCGGAAATCATGCTGACCAGCCCGCCTTACTTTATATTGGAAGACTACAAGAACGGAGAGCAATCCTGTAGGCCTGATACTGATTTTGACACATGGTGCAATTCTTTCTTGTATCCAACCTTAGATAACAGCTTCAGGTATGCAGCGCCGGATACTTGCGTGATAATCAATATCAAGAACTATAAAGAATTTGACATGGAAGACCGCTGTATCCAATATGCCGAATCGAAAGGCTATCAAACCACCTTGGATACGCTGGCCATATCGCAGCGCGTGATAGCCGGGGAAATCCGTTCGAGCAATGAACGAGTTTTTGTTTTTCACAAGCATCCCTTAAATCCCAAGACTGCCTTGGATGATTTGTTTTAACCCTGAAAGGAAATAATCATGCACCACTTTATTATCGACATTGAAACGCTTGGCTTGGAAACCGATGCCCCGGTAGCATCCATAGCCTGTACCCCGATTGATTTCGCTCAACACGAAGCCTACAGCACATATGTCAACACTACCTTCAGCCTGAAGCTGGATTGGCAAAAGCAAATCAGGGATAAAACCCACAAGCCCGATGAAGCCACCATGGCTTGGTGGGCGAAGCAATCTGATGAAGCCCGGCGTTACATCCAGCCGCTGCCATCCGATGTTACCCTGAAAGACGGCCTGAAGTTTCTAAATGATTTTATCGCCAACCACCACGGCTTTACCAAGGATAGCTGGATTTGCAGCAGGGGCATGGCCTTTGATTTTGCCATCCTTGACCGCAATTACCGCCTATATAATATTAAACCAGCCATCCCTTATAACAAGCAGCGCGATATTCGAACCATGATTGACTGCCTGCAGGGTAGTAATAATGGTTATTACGAAGCCAAGGCCAAACTCGATGAGCCTTGTATCAAACATGTGGCGTTGTATGACGCCGCTTATGACGCCTTTGCGCTGTCGGAACTGATTGAGAGTCTGCGATGAACTTCATTGACGATGACGAAATAGACAACCCCGCCCCGATATTTGCCCCGATTGAAATCAGAGCTGAAAGGCGCAAGATTTGCCAAGAGTGTGAGCACAGAGCGCCCATGCTGAAGATATGTAGGCAATGCGGCTGCGTGATTAAATCAAAGACAACTTTCAGCGCCAGCAAATGCCCGCTGGGTAAATGGTAAACGTTAATAAATATCCTATAGTTAAACATTACTATGGGATATTTTCACATGGCGCTGGTATTTGCAGATTTGGCAAAATCTTTAGATTTGTTTGAAGTTACCCGAGACCACTCACGGGCTGGCATCTTAGAAGAAGCGCTTATTCAACTGGCTAATCAGAAAGACAGCCATTTTGGCCAAGTAGTGATACTGGCTGGTGGGGCTGGTAGCGGCAAAGGCACGATTTTGAAGAACCTGCTTGACATCAAAGGCAAGGTATTTGATGTCGACGAATTGAAATCGTGGATGATACGCGTTCCTGAATGGCGCAAAGAGTTACAAAAGGCCTTACCCGGAGTTGATTTGGATGATAAGAAATTTTTGTCAACGCCTGAAAATGTGGCCGCTGCACATCACGTGGCCAAAAATGTTTTGGGTATTGAAGGCCGTCAAAAGAAAGTGATATTTGATTCTATCGCTTTAGCCGACCCCGACCGCAAGCCCAATCTGATATTTGATGTTACCTTGAAAGAAATCCGCAAGTTTGATGATATTGTGAAAAGCGTGTCAGCTGCAGGGTATCAAAAGCAAAACATCCACATTGTTTGGGTGCTGTCTAAATTGGATGCAGCGATTGACAATAACAGTAAGCGCGATAGGGTAGTGCCCGATGATATTTTGTTGGATACCCATAATGGCGCGGCTGATACCATGGCCGAAATTGTCCGTCAAGGGGCATCATTACAAGGAAAGATTGATGGGAATATTGTTGTCGCGTTTAACACGTTTATTAAACTTGGGTCGCCTGATAATGATGTTCAAACGAAAACAAAAGAATTGCCATCCGGTAAAACTGTTTCATATGTGTCGAAGGCAACATACATTTTCTTGAAGAAGCGCGGGCAAGCTGTTCTTAGATTGGCGGAAATCAAAAAAGAACTTCGCCAGAAAATCTTGGACACTGTGCCCAAAGAAGTTTTGCAGAAATGGCAATCTTTGTGATTTACAGGATTTAACTTTTCTACAACTAGCATTTAAATGCAATATGCAGTTATAATGCAGTTGTAGAAAAGACGATAAAGAAGAAAGGACTTGAATCATGAAAACCGCCGAAGCGATTTTGTATAATAGCGTAAGCAGCTTGCCCTACCATGAACAACTCGAAGCTTTGAAAAGAGATTGGGGGATTAAAGCGGAAGATGAAATTTTCGATAAAATCAGAGGAATTGGACGATGGGTCGAATTTAGAGATGGGAGTATTTTGTTCATCCCTCGAATACCCCGCGACCTTCTTCAGACAATCACGATTGGTAAAGACATATATGGTTTTTATAACTTTGAAGAACAATCTTGCCGTGATTTGATTACCCGCGAAGGATTGTAACAACGATTGGAAGACCACATGTTGTGGTCTTTATTTTTTGTTGAAGGAGTTAGAAGTATGGAAGCATCTGAATTGTATTTGTACAACGGTCCTAGAACGTTACCTTTTTATGAACAATTAGAAGTTTTAAAGGATGAATGGGGCGCGACGCCTGAAGAAGAAATCTTTGATAACATCCGCGGAATTGGGTGTTGGGTTGATTTTCTTGATGATAGTCGGTTGTTCATCCCGAGAATCCCTTGGGAGCTTCTTCAAACAATTTCAATTGGGAAAGATAAATTTGGATTCAGCAATTTCCGTGAGGAAGATTGTCGCGCTTTAATAGCCGAGCATGGGTTATAAGACCCGCCCCTTTACCTAAAACAAAAATCCTCGCCAGCTTGACGGGGATTTTCTGCATCCTAGGTATCAATCGATGTAAACGTCATCTGTCCAGTTCTTCAGCACGGCTTCGGCATCTTTCAGGCTTCCACCGTCTTCAATGATTTTCTTGGCTTTCGCTCCGGCAGCAGATTTGGCATAATTGCTGGCAGATTCATAAGAATCCGCTTTATGCCATACGGCAGCGCGGGGATATTTCTTGCAAAGTTCTTCAATGATTTTATCCCAATCCTTCGTAGCGCGGAAAACGCTGACCCCTGATTCGATGGCGCGGCGACGGCTGTGATAGGCTTCGTTGGATTCGCGGTAAGCGATTTCCAGTTCTTCTAATCCCGGTACTTTGGCGCGTCTGGCTTTTGTTGCTTCTGCAGAGGCTTTCCAGCGGGCAAGCTGTTCTTCCTTCTCCATCTTCAACCACTTTTCAGAACTGGTTTTATCTAAGGCAATGGCTTGATTGTTGCCTATCCCGAAACAAACCAATCCTTTTTGTACCCGAACAATATCGTAGGCGAACTCTTTACCGCCACCGTAGATTATCTTTTTCTTGGTATCGATTTCAATGTCGTTACCCTTGAAGGTTTTGAATTTCAACATGATTCTTTCTTTCCTGTACTGGTTATCAACGGGTTTGATTATACGCCATATTGCATTTAAATCAATGTACAAATAGTAAAGATTGGTTAAACCTTACAATACTACCAGCGCAGGTAGTATTATTTAGGCCTGTTACCGATACTAAGGATTAACCAATGTCTTATGATTTGAAATGCGATATTGAGTTTTGGGCAAACCAAGAAAATTTCCATTATCCGGTATATACCCGCGAAGAACTGAAAGAGCGTATTGCTTTCCTTGATAGGCAGATAGAACAGAATGCCTGCGCCTATACCTACATTAAACTGGCCGGGCGGTTGTTTGCCCGTTTCAATGCGTTTCATACTTTGAATGAAGTCAAAGACTTTGCAGGGCTATACCAAGCCATCTACGACGAGCTGTGGCTGCATCAAAAATACATGGATGCTCTCGAGAAAGCTCTAGAGCTGTACGAACAGGAAATTAAAACATAGGCCACAGTCGCTTCACAATCGCCACAGATTGCGACGAAGCATTAGGGTAATACCCTAGCCTACCCTCGATGTTTCAACCCCCTCACAACGCGACAATACCGCTTTAGCATATCGACTACTTTTGACCATAATGGAGAACAATAATGCCAGACCTAAAATCGCCCCCTGCATTTCCTACCACGACTTCGAACCATACTTTTAAAGATAACGCGGGAATGAGCCTGCGGGATTACTTTGCAGCGCAAGTAATGGGGACGCTCCAAACCCATTTCCGCAACAAACTAGCATTGGCTCGCCATCCTGAAGCAGTGGCCAAATGGGCTTATAGAATGGCCGACGCGATGCTCGAAGCCCGCGAGAAGAGTGATTAACCCCATTGCTACCGATGCCCGCGATTTGTTATAATTGCGGGCATTGTTTTATCAGAAAGGAAATGGAAATGCCGAAACTACCCGCCGAGCTGTGGTATCTGCAGCAAGCCTACGAACGCAATTACCATGAATGGCATAACGCCTTCAAGGCTGCCTATGATGTTGACAGGGAAGCCGCTTTGGCCATCCTGTTATGGAGTAGGGATGTGAAAGGCCTTGGCCGTCGCAGCCCGTTCCGTTCATCCGTAAGATGGCTGATTAAACACCACCCGGCAGATGCCGAGCTTGTGATTAGGCAAATCCCGCTTATCGGCTGCTATAGCGATTTGCTGCATTATGTAAACAGCCCCATGGGCAAACTGGCTACATCCATGATTAAGGCCGAACTGGATGCAGGAAATCCCCTGATAGCCAAATGGCTGCCTAGAAAAGGTTATACCGCTTACAAGATTGCCCGTAAGTTAGGCATGTCTCCCAAGCAATACAGGAAGCGCATTGTATCCCTTAACGATACCTTGGAAGCCAAGCTTACCCGCAAGGATTACCGCCAAATCGACCCGTTAAGCGAACCCATGAATGCCATCAAGCATCACAGGAATATCCTATGGCACAAATACTGCAAGCAGATGGGCAAGCGCTTAAAGCATTATCCCGAGATAGACGGCGAGAAGGTATTAACCGAGAGAGATTTGCCCTACAGCTTCCCAAGCCATCTCACAGTCGTGCCAATGATTAACGCCAGCGCGGCAATGGGCAGTTTGAACAGACCGTCAAGCCCGATGCTTAAGGCATTATGGATTATGAAAGCCGCATTGCAAACAACAAGCAGTTTTGCCGTATTTGACGGGCGTAATATCCACGATGCAGGCCAAGAAGATTTTGCCCATATCGTTAAGCGTGTAATGCAGCCTAGGATGAATCATAGGGTAGATGTAACTGGATGGGCAGAGCAATTGGCCGAGAAAGGCGAGAAACCCGATTACTTGCTGATTATCGGAGACCGCTATATCGATGATGCCGGGGTTAGCGTGCATTACGGCAGATTAAGCACATTATTTGACGGTAAACTACCGCAAATCGTTTACTGGCGCTTAAACGCCAAGCGGGGTTATCCCATCTATACCAAACGCGGCGTCATCTGCGTGGACGGCTATAACCCCATTATTGCGCAGACAGTGTTTGATATGGATTTGACCAACCCCCGCTGTTTGCTGAATACGCTAATCAAGAGATACATGCCACAGGCGTAATATGTTAATGATTGTTCGAGTAGGTATCGGTTGCACCCTCAACAGCCAACCGATGCCCCGTTGAACAGAAATCCTTGCAATTTAACCAGTTGCAATGATTTCCGAAAATCAAAGAATTTCCGATAGAATGTTAATGATTAAGGTTGAACCATTATGAAACTGAAGATTGTAAGCGATTTGCACATTGAATTCATTGGCAAGGCCATCCACGAAGCTTTCCATGATGTCTATGGCAAATACCTAACCAACTACGAACAAGCCGATGCCCTGATTATTGCCGGAGACCTTGCCCCTGCTTCGATGCTGCCCCATCTGCATGACTATCTAGCCCAATACATCAAGCAGTACAAACACGTCATCTATATTGCAGGCAATCATGAGTATTACGGAGTTACCCTGCTTCAAGGCAACACGTTTTGCCAATCCTTCGCAGACCGCTATCCCAATATGCATTATTTGGATTGCACTGCCGTAGAACTTGAAGGCATTAACTTTATCGGCGCTCCGCTATGGTTTCCCAAGCCTTCGCCTGTAGAAGCGCTGCGCCTGCAGGGCATGCTTAACGACCTGCATATGATTCATGACTTGAAAGGCTTTATCGATATTGATGTTCAATGGACATTGGCCGTTGAAGCCATCCAGTATCACACCAAGCCTGACATGAAGAATGTGTTGATTACACATCACGCCCCTACAGAACGCATATCAAATGAACTTGGTTACAGTAGCAGCGTAGGCTTTGGCGCAGAGCTGCCTTTTGATACATCCAATATCACGGCCATGATTTGCGGACACATCCATACAAGGGGTGTTTTCCAAACCAGCCAAGGCAACCACGTGCATGTCAACGCCTTTGGCTACTTCGGCCATCAAGAACTAAACGACTTGCCGCTCTGCATAGAAGTTTAACGCGGATTTACATATAGGGGATATTGATTTAAATGCAATATCCCCTTATAATATCCACATACTGATAAAGAAAGGAATTGATATGAAACTGCGTTATGTACTGCTTGCCCTGATTGCTGCCTTAGCCTGTTTTGCCGTTAGCGGATATGACGACTTCGACGGAGCGATGCAAGAACAAGAGCGTTATTGCGCTGCCGTGAAAAACGGGGAGCATTCAGATTACAAAGGTTACTATCAGCAAGTATGTGTTGAACAAAACCAACAGCGCTAAATCAAAAATAAAGAAATCCCTGCCCAAGCGGCGGGGATTTTTTGCTATAATATAATCCTACAAGTAAACCATCCATCATCAACCCCATAAACAAGGAGCAATACATGAATAGAAGAATCATGCGCGGTATGGCCGAGCTGTTATCAAGCGTCCTCGGCGCAAGCGTATTCCGCAAAGAAGAAGAGTGGGATGCATTGGGCAATGCGATGCTGATTGTATCCGGCAGCGGCAATGCCACGCCCGAAACCATGTTCGGAGAGTTCTTGTTCCAGCTCAAGAACAAAGGCATTACCTTTGCCGATAAAGAAGGCGTAAGCTACCTGCAGCAAAATGCCGAGTTCAAACGCCTATGGGAAGCCTGCTATCAGGTAACACGGGTGTTATCATGACCTATATCAAGCGCGATAAATTTATCCTGCGCCATCTGATTATTATCGACGGCAATACCGCCTATGGCCACAGCGCCTACTTCGACCCGATGGTTGACAGTAAGCTGCCCGTATCCGGGGAAGTCAATGCAAAAGAAATGGCAAGCCTGCTACAGCAAGGCTTACCTTTCCAGTTTCCCGAGTTCAACGGAACGACCATCTTGTTCAGCGTGGCAGGCAGCGATAAAGGCGTAGCGGCTGCAATGTATATCACGGCATACGATAAGGATTATCGCGCAGATTGTGCCGACTGTATGGCAGCAATCGATGAAATCAGCAAGCGCCTTGAACAATTGTCTAGAGACCGCTATCCAACCATTACGCTGACGGTTATTGAGAACTTCATCTATACCAATACCCCGCTGCTTCAGCAAGCGCATATTGCCAAGGCTAAGATTATGTTGGCAGATGGGCGTGGTCTAGCGGTTGCAGTTCCGTATCATCCGGAAACAGCATAGCGATAAGTTCGTTAATCGCATTTTTTGATTTCTGCATGTCAGCCCGGTAACTTTCACGCCGGGCTTGTATTTTGCGCACGATATTTTCCGTTTGACTCAATGCCAAGGCAATTTCGTCGTCGGTATAGACTTTGTTTTCATCAATGGGCGCAGCGTTCATAATTGTACTCCTAGTTCAGCCAGTCGTTTAACAAGTTCGTCGTTTTTCTTAATCTGCCTAACCAAATCATTGCGCACAGCCACCAACTGATTGTGCATGGATTGGATGATATTGTTTAGGATTTTGACCTGTATGAGCAGGGTATCGATGTCTTGCGATAACTGGTTGTTTTTCAGGGTTGCTTCGCTATAGTCGCTTTGTACCGCATTCAGCATTGCCCGTAATTTGATTTCATTATCCAGCGATTGCTGGCGGGAACTCTCTAGCTGCTGAATGAATTTGTATTCAGTATCGTTTTTACTGATTTCTAACTTATCGTGCGATAACTTATTGCGCAGCAAAAAATAACCCGCCACGCTAGTACCAAGCGCCGTCATGATGGGCTGTATCAAGTCTTGAACAATTTGTAAACTTATCCCTGATGAAGCCATTTACGCCATCCCTTCGGTTTTGGTATAATCTTCTTCATATCCGTAATTTCCTGTTCGATTGTTGAAATGCGAGCGGCCAGCGAATTTACGGCGCTGATGTTTTGTTCGAGCTGCGCAAGCAGCGATGCCAAATCCGCGACCTGAACGCTGACGGCAATGCGGTTATCGTCCATGTTCGCGTTTTCCCCTAATGTGCGATTTTGTTCATTAACTTTATTTAGAGCGAGGATTGCTATGACCTTTGACGAAATTAAAGACGCCCATCCGGCCAAACCCTACCTAGACCACGGCTTTGTGGCATTGACAGGCCTGTTTGGCAATGATGTATCAATCGAAGAATTTGCCCGCATGAGCTATGGCGACGGCACAAGAAGTATTAACGATACCAGAAACCTGCTGCGCTATCTGATGCGCCACGGTCATACCAGCCCCTTTGAAGCCGTAATCGCCAAGTTCCATGTTAAAATCCCGATTCATGTTGCCCGGCAATTGATGCGTCACCGTACCTTCAGCTTCAACGAAATGTCAGGCCGTTACTCCGTTATGAGCACCGGTAGTTACATCCCGCCGAAATCCCGGATGAACCCGCAATCAACAACCAACAAGCAGGGCAGCGAAGAAATCGAACTGCCCAACAGTTTAGGCCTGCAAAGCCGTTTTGTTGACGCCGCTGCCTATACCGAATCCAAGTATTACAAGCTGCTCAATGACAATGTATCCCGCGAAGTCGCCCGTGGTATCCTGACACTCAATACCTATACCGAGATTGCCTTCGTGGCCGACATCAAAAACCTGTTCCACTTCCTGCGCCTGCGCTTGGATAGCCATGCCCAACTTGAAATCCGATTGCTGGCTGAAGCCATCTATGCCCTGCTGGAAGAATCGGGTAAGTTGCAAATCACGCTGGAAGCCTTTAACGACTACGCCCTGCACGGCCAATCGCTGTCGCGTATTGAATCCGAAATCCTGAAGGCAGTATTGCATAGCAATCCCGATACCGTTCAGGCCTTATGCGAAGCCGTGGAAGCCGATAAAAGCCTGTCAAGCCGTGAAAAGACAGAGTTCTATGCCAAGCTGGCGGTGGAAACCAAATCATGAGCGCTTGGCTATTGCACGTCTTTGGCGGGCTGCTTATTAGCCTAACCATTATCGGCGTGATTCTATACATTGCAGCAAATCTGAAGGATATGGAGGACTGATATGCTTGTACCAACCACGACAGCGCTGTACTTCAAAGACCCCGACAAATATCCGCCACCAAGACATAACAAGCTGATACTGCTTTCCCGTTATGGCGTGGCCAGTATCGGCACATTTGCCAAAGGCTTTCATGTTGGTTGGGTAGAACTGCCGAAAATCCCTGAAGCTATCGAGGAAAAGATGTTTACCAGCCAAAGATAAATCGTAAAGTTATGTAATCCCTAGCCTGCCCGCTAGGGATTTTTGCTATGATTGGAATTGTATTAAAAAGCGAAGGAAACCCAACAATGATTATCGAAGAAAAGAACCCGCTATTAGGCAGTACCCTACAGGGCGAAACCAAGAATTTCAGCATTGCCGCTAATCCCAAGGCTTATCAGGTATTGACTAGCAACCTGTACAGCGACAAGATTGGTTCGATTGTTAGAGAACTGACTTGCAATGCCGTAGACAGCCACGTCGCTGCTGGCCACCGTCAACCAGTCAAAATCACGCTGCCTGCATTGGATAACTTTGAATTTACCGTCGAAGATTTCGGCACAGGTTTATCCAAGGATGAACTGCTGCATGTCTATACCACCTTCTTCAAATCCTCCAAAACCAATACCAACGAACAGATGGGCGGTTTCGGCCTAGGCAGCAAAACTCCTCTATCCTATACCAACGCCTTTACCGTTAGAGCTCGCAAGGATGGCCAAGAAGTAAACGCTATGTGTTTCAAAGGACCGGATGGATTACCGCAAATCACCATCATGGGCGAGAAGGCTACCAGCGAACCCAACGGGCTGAAGGTATCCGTGCCCGTAGAAGTCCAAGATACCCGCCGATTTACCCATTCTGCGACCAACCAACTGTACTGGCTGGATATGCCGTTAGAAATCATCAACGGCGATTTTCGCGACAGTTTCAAATCCCGCGAACAAGATGTGGCCAAGCTGAAGAAAGACGGCATTGCCTTTGACGTACCCAATGCCCCTGCAAACCGCTCTGTCAATGTGGTAATCGGCGGGGTGGCTTACGGTATATCCAACATGCATATCAAGAATTGCCCGTGGATACACGCCCTGCGCTCTGAGCTGTTTATCGAATGCCCAATCGGTTATTTGGATTTGACTGCAGGGCGCGAAGAGATTTCATATGATGATACAACTATTGCCCGCTTAGACGAACTCTTGGCCAAGACCAACGAGCAACTGAAAAACCTGTACAAGCGCGAAGACTACGCCACGCCAGTTGATTACTTGGCAGATATTGACGATACTTTTCGCAATGTATCTTCTACCAAAGCATTTGAAACCGAATGCACGTGGTTAGAATCACATGTGATGTGTATCCGCGAAGAAAACGGCAATTTCCAAAGAACCGCTGGCAAGAAGATTGCTTTTACTTCGCCGTTTAACCTGTTGCTTAGTATTGCCCGCTCTATGAAGACAATCGATAAGCGCGGCAAGCGCCAAATCGAATATATTGTGATGCCCAACCCCTTTAAGATGACGCCAAACCGTGTTCGCGGTTTCCGTCGGGTTGGCACAAACTTCACGGTCGTGGTTTGCCGCGATGACTTGGCAATGGCCAAATCAATCATTGGCGACGGTATCGAGACACAGTATGCAGATGTATTGCGCCTGACAAAGCCAACGCCAGCCCCGCTGCCAAAAGAGGAAGAACGTTTTTGGATTCCTGAAGTTCATCCGATTAAAAAAACCTATTACCACTTCAGGGATGATGAAATTTCTCAAATATTGCCGACTGAGTTTACCCGCAATGAACTTGAACAGCTGGGCTTCTATTTCCGCCAAATCCCCCGCAAGATTGAAAGGCGCGTTAGAAGCCTTGGTTACAAACATATCGCCGAGTTCAATCCCAAGCTGATTAGTAAGGGATGTATTGCCAAGTATGCCAATAAAAACGGTGTTTGTTTTGCTGACGGTTATCCGGTAAACCTGCTGATGCCAAAAATCTATGCAGCGGTTAATGAAGTTTATCCCACAGAAGATAAACGTGATTTTGATTTTGAACATTTGCACAAATTACTGAACTTCCCAACAAATACCGTTTACAAGGAATTATACAAGAACGCCAACCTGAATATGTATCCGAGCTACGGCAGGATATACGACTACGACCGATATAAGGTATTAACCAAAGCCGTTGAACTTGGCCTTGTAGATACCCCTGAAGCTGTAGTACAATATCTTGAGTACGTTAAGAATGTAATTCAAAATCACGAATTTACCGCCTTGCTGCTATTATCGGATTTGATTAAATGGCGCAAGAATTTGGAGACCCCTGCTGCACACCTGCTTCACGGATGGCGCAAACGGAATTTTGAATTATTGCAAAACCTAGCCCCTGTTAAGGATTAAACCATGTCAGAAAAATTTACTTACGAACAAAAGCTGGAAATCGGCAAAGCGTATGCAGAGCGCACCGAAGATACCCCGGCACAGGAAATTGCCGATGTTTACGGCATCACCACCCGCTCTTGCCAGCGCTATGCCGTGCTGTACAAAAAGCATTTGGCCGAGCAGCCCAAGGCCAAGAAACCTGTCAAGGCTGCCGCTAAGGCAAAGCCTGCTAAACCTGCCAAACCTGCCAAGAAGGCCGAACCAGTAAAAGCGAAAGCGCCCGTTAAAGCCAAGGCCGAACCTGCCAAGCCCAAAGCCAAGAAGGCAGCCCCGAAAAAGCCCGCTGCCCCGAAACGCCAGTATCACTACAGCTACATGGATTTCGGCCATCAAATCTATGTAGCTCGTCAGGAACTGGATAACGAGCCGACTGTACGCATTATCCAGAAATCAGATGCAGCGGCTTTTGCAGCGGCGGTTGCCTT